TTTATTTTTGGGTTGATTGAATGCGGGGTTATTAAATGTAGTGGGTTCTTTAGGTTTGACGTTTTCCTTGACATTGTCATCGTCATCATCACTGATAAAGCCTGTCAAGTTTTCTCTCTTCTGACGTGCATTGTTACCAGCCTTTTTGAACGCGGATGTCATACCAATTTTCCGCACCGCCTTTTTCAGTTTATTTTTGGGTTTATTGAATGCGGGGTTATTAAATGTAGTGGGTTCTTTAGGTTTGACGTTTTCTCTGACATTGTCATCGTCATCATCACTGATAAAGCCTGTCAAGTTTTCTCTCCTCTGACGCGCGTTGTTTCCGGCCTTCTTGAAAGCTGTCATCATGCCAATTTTACGTGTCGCCCTCTTCATCTTGTTTCTGGTGTTAGGTTTAGGTGCGGGTTCGGGTTCAGGTGCAGGCGTTGGTTCCGGCTCTGGTTTTACATTTTCATCCCTGATTCGCTTCTCCCGCTTTCTGTTGATGATGTTTTGTCTTCTTTCCTCATCCTTGTATTTCCGATCAAGTTCCCTCATCCTTTTCAGGTTTGAAGTGGATCTAATTTTAGCATTTTGCTGTTCCTTCACCACACGTCTAGATTCCTTCGCGAGTCGTGCACGCTCACGTTCATTCCGAGTTAGAGAATTCTTTTTCTTGAGATCAGCTAACTGCTGATCATAACGTTCTTGATCAAGTCTTTGAGCCTCGGCGAACACGTCGTCAATGTTCTCAAGTGTCCTAACCCTACTTATGTAAGACATCTTTTCGGAAGAAGATAACTTTTTCAGGGATGCTAGATTTCTCTTGAGAGAATTTTTGGCGGTTCGAAGTTGCTTCTCCCTAGTTTTACCCTGCAGGGATGTCGATTTAGTGATAGAATTCGCGTTTATTTTTTCCACCTTCTGTTTAGCCCTTGTGTTGTTCAACTTATTTCTAACAGTTTGATTTCTCATCTGTTTCACTTTCAAACGAGCCTTCTTTTCTTCTTGAAGTTGCTCTCGTTCTAAACGATTTTTTTCCCTCTTCGCTTCACGTCTCTCCTTCTCGGACCTAGCTCTCGAGGCTTTCGTTTCCGCGTTTTGTATTTTCTGCTCGTAACGCTTCTTGTCTAGAGCACTCGCACTCGCGAACACGTCATCTATGTTTTCAACAGCTCGGACACGTGGTAAGAACGAATTCTTCTCCGATCGGGTCAGTTGTTTCAGTGTGTCTAAGTTTCGTCGAAGAGCTTGCTTGGCATTTTTAATCGCTTCAGCTTTGCTCGAGATATTCAAGCGTCGCTCGTCCTTTTTCAAAATATTCAAATTCTTACGAGCCTGAAGATTGGCGGCCGCCTTTTCTCGTTTTATCCGTCGGTTTTCATTCAAGGCCGCTCTCCTCTCTTCGTCCGTCTTAGCATTCTTGATTTTCTTTTCCATTCTTTCAGACTCTTCTGTATACCTTTGTTGATCCCTCAACCTAGCTTGTTCAAATATGTCGTCAATATTTTCAGGCTTGGTCACTCTCGCCAAAAACATGTTAACCTCATCAGATCTGAGTTTCTTCAGTGTTTTCAACTTTTTCTTCAACGTGGATTTCGCCGATCCACCAAAAATACCACCGAACATAGAACGAGATTTAGGCTTCATGGGTGGTCCGATGGGTATGTTGGGACGAGGACCAGGTCCGACGGGAATGTTGGGACGAGGACCGGGACCGATGGGTATGTTGGGACGAGGACCAGGTCCGACGGGAATGTTTGGACTGTATGGATCCGGACCAGGACCGATGGGTATGTTGGGACTGTATGGATCCGGACCAGGTCCGACGGGAATGTTTGGACTGTATGGATCCGGACCAGGTCCGACGGGAATGTTTGGACTGTATGGATCCATATAAGGATCATTTCGCGACATACCACGGCGACGACGAGTTCCTTTTCTAAGGAATGACGGTGTGCTTCTTTTGAATACATTACCGAAACGAACTTTATTGGTCCGAGTAGAGTTACTTCTGTTTAAAAATTTTGGTCTAGGTTGACTCTTGAATATACTTTCATTCGGAAAGTTTACCTTGGAGTTCCGGTTGTTCCTGGTGTTCACAGTGTTGTTCCGGTTGTTCATGGTGTTCCCAGTGTTGTTCCGGTTGTTCCGGTTGTTCCGGTTGTTCATGGTGTTCCCATTGTTCCCAGTGTTCCCAGTGTTGTTCCGGTTGTTCCTGGTGTTCACAGTGTTCCCTGTGTTGTTCCGGTTGTTCATGGTGTTCCCAGTGTTGTTCCGGTTGTTCCGGTTGTTCCGGTTGTTCCGGTTGTTCCGGTTGTTCATGGTGTTCCCAGTGTTCCCAGTGTTGTTCCCATTTCCCTTCACGGTGTCATTACCAAAGTTGCTAAGATTGTTCCTCTTTTCAGAGGTGTTCATGGCGGAATTCAGGTCATTTCTATTGTCAATAACCTTTTTCGTGATGACACGTTTCCTAGAAATTCTGATTGGCTCTGCAATCTTCAAGTGTCTCAATCTTTTCCCTATGGCTATGATCAAGTCCCCCTTGGATTTCTTATCGACATCGTCAAGTTTCACTTTGCGAGCAAGTCTCTTTATTTCACTCATTTTCGTCGATGAATCGAAAAGCTTCTGAAAATCCCTGACAGATAAAGGGGATTTACGATCCGTCATGTATGTCTTCTCCCTGTTCAGGATCAGAGGAGGAAGAGGTAATTTTTCATCCTGTATATTTTTATACACCTGACAAATTTCATCTTTTGTCAGTTTAATATTCTCTCCGGTATTAAGTTTTATCAACTTACGAAGAGTGGTGAGATCAGCATCTGGATCACACGCATCTATCATATATATTAAACTGACAAAAAAGTACTAATTTATAAATTTAAAACCTATGTTGAATAATTTGATCTTTTCTTCATAACTCATGTTGAAGTCAAAAATATTTGTATCACCTATGTTTATTTCCAGCTCTTCTATAGGTGTGTTATAACGTTCTCTATTTGCGAGTGCAGAACGAACCAGGGTCTCTACGAAATGTTTTGGGGTGTTAATATCTTCCTGGTATATTTGATTTGTTCTTATTTTAAAACACGTCACTTCATGTGGCTTTTTATCTAAGAATGGGGTTAGTGGATACTCTTCTTTCATACCACCATCTACGTACGTCTTATCCATGTATGTTCCACATGAAAATATGAACGGGACAGCCATAGACATGCATACCGCGTCTATTACTTTCATGTCCGGGTGTGTATCTTTGGAAAAGTATACCGTTTCTGAACTGTTCAGACAAAATGCGGATATGTATATTTTCATATCTATATCACTAAAGGTGGGATCAGAACCACAAATATCAACCAATTTCTTCCGTATTGGATTGATGTCTACAAAACCAAACTTAGTGAAGAATGAACCCAACTTTATTTTAAAAAAATTTGATATGTTAATCGACACAGCGGTATTTAATATTTCATCTACTGACATACCAACTGCTAAAAATAGAGCTAATATGGAACCAGCCGAAGACCCCGATATTTCCTGAACATCGACGAGTTCAGATTCTCTCGCTTTGAGTCCACCTATGAGGGCGAATATACCCATGGAAGCTGGACCCAATATAAGATATTTCATCTTCCTACTTAGTAGAACTGAGGAAATTGGCGCCGTAATGTCGCGAAGACAATCGCATATACGATGGAGTGCACCAAAGCGGATGTCACGCTCGTCTGACCGGAGCGGAAGACTCCCTTGCTCCCGGGAGGTAAAGTAAGGAGAAGACCGGGGCTCAGAGCCAGGAACAAAGCTGTGCTCACCAACAGGTCCGTCTTCGTGAGAACCAAGCCCATGTATTTGGCTATGAGACTGTAGACGATGAAGAAGACGAGGGCGTGGAAAAATATGGCAGTCTTGTTTGTCTTTTGGTTTGTAAACGAAACCTTTTCCCCGTCTGTGGTGAGCAGCACCCCGGGGCTCAGGGTTAAAAAAAGTGCGGCTGGAATGGCTACCCGCTGGGCGGTGAGGTTCGAAAGCATGTTAATGTACGCTCATATAATTTTTAGCGAAATCGAGAAAGTGAAAGAACGAAGCACCTCTCATCATCTCCTCGTGAAGACCGTTGTCATTGATAGTTCGCCTGACATGTTTCCAGACGTGGTAAAGACGATCCTCATACCACCTGCTCTGTTCTTCGTATTCCCATGACACCTTTTCTATATAGGATTCATGTTCCTTGAAACAAAATTCAACAAAATCACAAAACTCTCCTGAATGTTCGATAGACGCGTCATACAGAAGGGTTTGAATGGTGTTCCACATTCTATGGAGTTCATCTGAGTATTCGACTTCCCAGTCTTCAATATTCAGAGGAGTGTCTTCATGAAATTCATCATCATCACTGGCGTCGTGATCAAAGCCGTTGTTCGCTTCGTATACGTATTGACTCCAGACCATGATGATCAGTTACTTACTTCTTTGGGGGGCTTATCTTTTATACCTGTTAATGAGAGAGAAGTTGATTCCTTCGTCTTGAGATTATCCTTAATTGCATTTAAAGCTCCTTCGACCTTAGCCTCATCACCAGCGAAGAAAGACATGAGACCGGCCGAGATGGCTTCCTTATTCATCGCACTCTTACGCACGGATTTACGGATGCTAATTTTACCTTTCCTGAGGTTAATGGTATCAATACCCTGATCAACCATATGCTTCTTCACAGACTCCTTGAGGCGCTTCTCCTCCTGGTTGAGAATTTTGATATCAGATTTCGCATCAGAAAGTTGCTTTGTAAGTTCTACAAGCTTAGATACAGTTTCAGAGAGCTCATTAGAGACGTTTGCCATTATTAATTAATAGTAATATCCTAATCTTTAAGCTTAGGCGCACAGACCACGCTGCATGAGGTCAGGGGTGATGGTGGAATTGTTCCACACGTAGGGGTCCTTGGGGTTAGGGGGGTCCTTGCGAATCTGCTGGTTCGCGTTGCGAAGGGCACCGCCGACAGTCTCGGGGAAGCCAATCTGCTGACGGGGATCGAGGAAGTTCTGACCAGCGAGGACATCCTCGGGCGCGAACTGGCCAAAGTCCTCCTCAGAGGCAATCTCACGGGGGAGAAGGGAGGAGGCGAGGCCCGTGCCCTGGTTCATACCGCAGGTGGCGGGACCAGCGGCGGGACCAGCGGCGGGGCCGGCAGCGGGGCCAGAGCTGAAGGGCGCATACTGACGCTCTGTGATGGTGTAAGAGGATTTGGAGTTCAAGTTGCACAGGAGGAAGATAAGGACAGCCACGGCGACCAACATCATAATGTTTTGGTTGCGACCTTTCAACATCTTTTATATATAATTAACAATTTTTTTTATTGCTCGTCATCATCGACAAAAGCATACTGGTCTGGGTAAGTATCGAGGACTGGCTCGGGGTGGAGCCTGACCTGGACAAGATTCCAAGTGCAGGCAAAAGTTTTCTTGGCAAACCAAAGTCCGGAAAATTCCAAAATGACATCACAGGCCTGATCCTTCTGGAGAGTCTCAAAATCAACAGCCTGCTGCTGAGAGTCGAAAACCTTAGTCACCTCAATCCTGTCGCAGCTGAGCTGGTTATCCACCACGCTGGGTGTATACGCTCCCCTGATGACACCCTCCGAAAGCTCCTTACCGAACCACGCGGCGGAATTCTCTTGGGCGGCCTCGACATTCTTGGTGTCGATGGCACTGACCTTCTCGATGTTCGAGTCAGACATGAGATCTAGAACAACTTCGTCGGAGATGTCGGAGATCCTGACACCGTTCATCTGAATGAGAACCTTGCGCTTGTTGTCGTTGAGAACCTTCACGAAACGAAGACCGTCATCGCCCTTGGTGAGAGTATCGAAAAGCATTTTATACTGTACTTGAGATCTATTTCTTTAAACCAACAAATGGTATAGCAGCAGCCTTGTTTACGACTGCATTTGGAACCCACCTGTTTCTCCTGGGATTATGACCATACAATGTCTTACTCACATTTAAATTTTTTGGAATGCTCTTTGCATTTTTCGTTCTCAGATTCATCTCATTTTTCACGTATGAATTGTTAGTTACATTCTTCCACCTGAGGGATTCAAGGTTGAACCGTTTGTTTCCTGATGTATTCTCATAACCACTGACTTTTATCTTATTGGAAGAAGTCTTCAACCCGTGCACAAACTGTTTGGAGAGACGTTCATCTGAAGGTTCTGACGTATAATTCTTATACTTATTAGGATTTATCTTCGCCGCCCTGGACATTGAAACCTTGCCATCTTTCCTCGTGACTGGTCGTTTCTTCACTATTTTGCTCCTGACACGCCGGAACACAGTCTCAATCGAGTCACTGGTTTTGATGTTCTTGACGAAGAGTTTGGAAAGTTTCACCAGCCTCTGACGATCCTTCTCCTTCTTCTCTGGCCTCAACTTCAACTTGTGCATCAAATAAATGTCCTCGATGAGAAACTCTTTACTCGAGACGAAAACCTTCTTGTTCGTCACGAGCTTGCCTGTATCCACGTTACGGTATGTCACACCTCGTCGTCTCGTGAGGACAACCTCATACCCAAATTCCTTCGGGCGCATGAAGGGTATGTCTAAGATGCCACCGACGGTGGTGTTCTCAACTTTACCTGTCTTGGTGGAGAAATATCTTATGTTGAGATCGAGTGCGAACAGTTCGACATCGATGAAGACATCTCCCTTACTCGGTTTGTCATCCTTTCTCACCTTCTTCTTCTTGATCAGTGTGTATCGCCTGGTCACGTATGGACCCTTCGTGCTGAAATTTATACCCAAAAACTTAAAAATCTTGGAATACCTTTTACGCATGGATAGCAGCCTGTTTTTGACGCGTAAGTTCAGTTTTTGGGCCGTCTGTCCGAGTTTATCCCAGAGAATGAGTTTTGTCGCTTGCAGTTTACCAAAAAACTTTGGATCGACAGTCATGCGAGGAACGAACTTCGCGTCTATGTCACTCGTGACGATCCTCTCTTCATAGTCGGTGTGCATGTTGAACGCCTCACCACCACTGATTACCAAATCACCCATACCCTTCATGTGATCTGTGAGTTCACCAATGGTTTGAAGAATGATGTCGCGTATACTATCCGTGATCAGCACATACATGAACTTCTCGAAAGACTTTGTCGAGTGGTTCGTGTGTGCATGACTCCTGAATTTACCCACATCCCTCTGAAGATTACGATCGAAATACTTCTTCAGCTTTGGATCCCTGAAGAGGAGGTGCTCATTCAGGAATTTATCCATGGCTGACTTTGAATAAATATGTTCGTCCATTAATATATTGGGATATAATAATATGGTCTGCAACGTTATAGACGAGTGTAGATGTTACCAGCTGAGAGGCAATCCAAATCAGTTCTGTGGGGTGCGTCGAGGTGACAGGGTCCTCCGATGTCCAGAAGACTGCTGCTTCGGTGGCTGTGTCTCCGATGGCTCGAGACCCCCATTCAGATACCTAGATGTCCCTGACATCGTCGACACGAAACCCTTGAAAGCACCAGATCGTGAGAAGGCTTTTAACTACATTTTACGGGTGTTCATATGTTTCTGTTTCATCATAATCATAGACTTAAAGATTAGGGGGGTAAGAAAGATATAATGTCTCTTGAAACCATCCAGACCGAACTCGCCGCCCTTCGTAACGACGTGAAGAACCTCACTAAGCTCATCCGTAAGGTCAAGAACACCCAGGAAGATCCTGACGGTGAGAAGGCCAAGAAGCGCGCCGAGAACAACGGATTCAATCGCAAGCAGGAAATCACACCTAAGTTGCGTGAATTCATTGGTATTGCTGATGGTGAGCTCGTCTCTCGTTCTGAGGTGACCAAGTTCATCAACAAGTATATCACCGACAAGGGTCTTAAGCACCCCGAGAACGGTCGTCAGATTATCCTCGACGACAAGCTCCGCGAACTCCTCTCTCCTCCCGAGGGTGTCGTCGTCACCTACCTTAACCTTCAGAAGTATCTCTCTCCTCATTACCTCAAGAAGGCTTAAAAAATAAAAACATATATTACATAACAACATGGTGACTTTCATCGAAAAGGCACAGATTGAAGAAGTTGTTGGTACAAAAATAAAAAACCTAGGTTTGTACCAAAAAGCTTTTACGCATAAGTCCGCTCTTAAGGAGTATGAAAATCTTACCGAGTCTTTTGAAACTCTTGAATTTATCGGTGATTCCGTGTTGGGATTTGTCATCACCAAATTTTTGTTTGATCGATATGAAAATAAGCAAGAAGGTTTCCTCACGAAAGCTCGCACAAAGCTCGTTCGTGGTGAAACACTGGCCCACATAGCAAACTATCTAGGTCTCAACAAGTATGTCATCATGGATGAGAAGGGTATGCGGAACTCGTGGAACAACAATACGAAGATTCTCGAAGACGTCTTTGAGGCTCTCATCGGGGCAATCTATATGGATATTGGACTGATTCACGCCAAAGAATTCATCCTACGAATCTATCAAAATCCACAAATCATAGACATGAATATGATCATGGTTGATGACAACTACAAGGATCATCTCATGCGTTACTGCCAGGTCAACGGTTGGGAACTACCAGAATATAGGGTGGCTGGTCACGAAGAGGGTGTATTCTACATCGACATCTACGTGCAGAACGCATTCTTCGCCCGTGGTGTCGCGAGAAGTAAGAAGCAGGCGGAACAGAACGCCGCCCGAAGTTATTTTGAGATGGTGGGAACATATTGCAAGTATGATTTCACCTAAGTCGAGCTTAAAAACTAGAAAATAGTACTATTTAATATGCATCCATATGTTAAAGAACTGATCGGGCGGGAATATGCCCCACAGAAGTCGGAGGAATGGCTCGCTCTCCGTGGTCAGATGCTGACAGCCAGTGATGCGGCCACGGCCATCGGCAAGAATCCTTATCAGACCCCCGACGACCTCCTCCTCAAAAAGTGTGGTTTGGGTGAAAAATTCACCGGCAACGCCGCCACGAAGCACGGTGAAAAGTATGAGGATGAGGCCCGTATCCTCTACGAGGAGAGGCACGGTGAGAAGGTTCACGAGATTGGCCTCGTCCCTCATCCCGAGCACAAGTGGTTGGGAGGAAGCCCCGACGGAGTCTCAGAGTCTGGAAAACTCGTCGAGATTAAGTGCCCTCCCCAACGTAAAATTATTCCTGGTCAAGTTCCGGAACACTACATGCCCCAGCTTCAACTCTGTATGGAAATCTTGGATCTCGAAGAGGCTGACTTCATCCAATACAAGCCGGCAGAGACGAATTGGCCCCTTCCCGAAGAGTTTGATGTGGTCAATGTTAAGAGGGATCGAGAGTGGTGGAAAACATACCTTCCGATCATGAGAGAATTTTGGGAAAAGGTTCTCTATTTTAGGGAACATAAAAATGAACTTCCTCCACCTAAGTTGAAGAAAACTCGTAAAAAAAAAGAAAAGGAACCAGTCCAGTGTGAAGTGCACCACTTATCTGACGAGGATCCATACGAAGATGACTAGTGCACAGTATAAACTGGCAATAAATACCATCAACACCCGCCTTTACATACCCTATCAACGAGACGGTGTTCAATGGATGCTCGGTATGGAAGGCCAAACTTCGGGTCCCAAGGGTGGATTCCTATGTGACGAAATGGGTCTGGGTAAGACGGTGCAACTGATTTCCACTATGCTTGGAAATCCAAAACAACGCACCTTAATCGTCGTACCCAAATCCATTATCACACAATGGGTCGAAGAAATCAAACGTTTCGCCCCCACACTCGGTGTTCGAGTCTTTGAGGGACCCGGTCGCGTCTTGGACTATGAACTCCTGACAACGCCTGGGAGATGTTCGGTGACCATCGCACCATATACGCTTCTCAGTGTGCACGGTGGAGACGAGGACGCCAAGACACCTCTTCACAACTGTCGTTGGGATCGTGTCATCCTCGACGAGGCTCACGAGATCCGAAACAAACGTTCTAAGATTTTCAAGAACGTCTGCCGCCTCAAGACTGATATCAAATGGATCGTCACTGGCACTCCCGTGTTCAACTCCATGGAAGACTTTGTCTCTCTCTGCGCGTTCCTCGGTCTCTCGAGAAACTTTGTCCAAGGAAGGACCAGGGAGATCAAGGATGTCTACATCCTTCGACGCACCAAGGAGGACCTCGTCAAGCTCAACGAACGTCTCAGACTTCCTCCGTGCACGTTTGATAACATCGAGCTCGAGATGTTTGATGAAGAAAAGTCACTCTATGAATTTGTGTTCTTGGAGGCACAGGGTATCATCCAAGACGCGTTCAGGGGTCCTGTCCAAAGCCTGAACTCGAAGAACATGATCATTCTCGAATGTCTTTTGAGAGCGAGGCAGTGTATGATCTGGCCTCAGATGTACTTGGATGGCGTCGCACAAAAAAATGAGACTGAAGCCACCAGGTGGACTGGCAGATCAAATAAGATGGAGACTCTTTTCAAGATGATCGCCGAACATCCGGACGAAAAGACACTCGTCTTCTGTCAATTCAGGGGTGAGATGAACTATATTCAGTCCCAGATGACTTGTCCGGTGTTCAGAATCGACGGATCCGTCTCCAAAGAGACGCGGGTCCAGCAGATCGAGGGTTTCAAAAAGGCTGGACCGGGCGCAGTCTTCATCATCCAAATCAAGAGTGGTGGTCAGGGTCTCAACCTCCAAGAAGCCACCAGGGTCTACATCACAGCACCTGCCTGGAATCCAGCTACGGAATTACAAGCGATTGGTCGAAGTCACCGCATGGGTCAGACACAGGCTGTTCACGTTAAAAAGCTGGTCTATAAGGAATGTCCCAGATTTGTGAGTGTTGAAGAAGAAATGATGGCTCTCCAAGGTCACAAGTCCCTGGTTTGTTCGGAAGTCTTGAACGACGATCGAATTAAATCACAAATCCCCGTCAACAGGACAACGGATAAGATTTCAATCTTGGACATTAAAAAAATTTTCCGCGCTTAATATAAATGACTGTTGGTTCTCGCGCTGAAGTTTTCCATGGTAACGCTACTCAGACCTCCGGTGGTCTGCGTAAAAGTGATCTCAAGATGAAGGATGGCCGCATCATCTCGAAGGCGGCGAGCAAGGCGGCGAAGAAGTCCCTGAAGAAGAACCCCACCTTCCGGGCGTTCATCATGATCGCCAAAGAGAAGGCGGAAAAGAAGGACCATTTCTGCCTCGTTCCCAAGAAGGGTTCCAAATCCTACAAAAAAATAATCAAGGATAATAAGTAAGAATGACTCTCTCTAAATGGGAAGACTCTGTGAAGGTCGCTAAAATTAAATTAGGCATAGACCCAAAGAAGTTTACCAGGGTTCAGGGTAAACTGCTTAAGGAGGCGCAAAAGGTGTATAGTATTCTTTTGTTAAATAAATCTAAATCTTAAATTGAAATCCCTTCAAGTTCTGAGGCTCATAGACGATGAGCTGTTGAAGTTTCCAGGTGCATCCAAACTTCCTGTTCAAGAAATACACACTGCCAAGCTCGACAATGGCATGTCCTGAATTTCTCGAATACAGTCCATTCTCCACCGTGTCACGTAGAGGGTTTTTATCAGCGTCGAAAACGTTTGCCTTGATTTGATCCTCTACCGTTGTGTCAACCTTGACGCGAAACTTTGGTTCGCGGTCCGTAGACTCCTTGACGTTTGAATTGAACATGGGTAAAAGTTCTTCACGGGTCATGGGGCTTCCAAAGATGGTTTCACTCTGGGCCACCACCGCGTCGATGATCATGTTCTCGAGGGTTCGTAGAGAATCGTAAAACTTTTTCATGTAGCTTCCCTCCTCGTCATACCCCTTGATGGCAAAGTCGATGTTGTATTTTGTTGGACCAATTTCTGGGACGAAACCCGAAACACCGAAGGGCATATACATACGAGGAAACTGAATCTTTAGAGGGGTTCCCTGCTTCGTAGAAATGACGATCCTTCGGTTGTTGTATTCATTAATCTGAATATTTTCAATCGCTTTGTCCATGAGTTCTGTACTTGTTATGCAACTCAAAACTTTAAGCTGAACACGCGACACAGTCAGGTTCAAGACTGAACTGGATAGGGCGCGCCTTGGCCTTTGAACGGAGGTAGTACATTCCAGTTTTGAGACCCGCCTTCCAAGCATACATATGCATGGAGGAGAGCTTCGAGAGGGTTGGACTCTCCATGAACAAGTTCATAGATTGTGATTGATCGATAAAACGACCCCGGTCCGCTGCCATATCGATAATACATTTCTGACTAATTTCCCACACAGTCTTGTAAAGATTCTTAATAGCATCTGGAATGTCCACGATATTCTGAATGGAACCACCAGCTTTAACCATCAGATCCTTCATTTCCTTCGACCAGAGACCGACACGTTTCAGGTCATTAACGAGATGTTTGTTGACCACGACAAATTCACCGGCGAGTGTGCGCCTCAGGTAAATGTTCGTCGTGTAAGGTTCGAAGCACTCGTTGTTTCCCAAAATCTGGGCGGTCGACGCGGTTGGCATCGGGGCCATGAGAAGACTGTTCCTGAGTCCCTTTGTCTTGACTTGTTCACGCATGGCATCCCAGTCGTATCTTCCACTGAATTTCACTTCACCATCCCACATATCTGGCTGAAGGATACCCTCGGAGGCTGGGGAACCCTCAAAGGATTCGTAGGATCCCTCAACTTCGGCGAGTTCAGAGCTGGCCTCTAGAGCCGCGTGATACATCGTCTCGAAGATGTGTGCGTTAAGAGTTCGCGACTCCTCTGAATCGAAGGGGAGACCGCAGAGAATAAACACATCAGCTAGACCCTGAACACCGAGTCCGATAGGCCTGTGTTTCATGTTGGATCGACGAGCCGTCTCGACCGGGTAAAAGTTACGATCGATAACTCGATTCAGGTTTTTAGTGACAATCTTCGTCACCTCGTGCAGCTTCTGGAAATCAAACGTCTTCTGGTCTTTGTCGACATACTTGGGAAGAGCGATGGAAGCGAGGTTGCACACTGAGGTTTCGTCTTTGTCGGTGTATTCCAAAATCTCCGTGCAGAGATTGGAACTCTTGATAACACCCAAGTTCTTTTGGTTGCTCTTGGAGTTGCACGCATCCTTGTAAAGCATGTATGGTGTGCCAGTCTCAGTTTGACTTTTGAGAATAGCCTTCCACACGTCAGTGGCTGGAATTGTCACGTTAGCGAGACCCTCATCTTCATACTTTGTATACAACTCTTCAAACTCCTTACCGTATACATCAGAGAGACCCTTCGCCTTGTCCGGACAAAAGAGAGACCACGTGCCACCCTCCTCGACCCTCTTCATGAAGAGGTCGGGGATCCACATGGCTGTGAAGAGATCCCTACAACGCGCTTCCTCGTCACCCTGATTGAGGCGAAGCTCGAGAAACTCTAAAATGTCGGGGTGCCAAGGTTCGAGGTAGACCGCGATGCTACCCTTACGCCGACCGGCCTGGTTGACGTAGCGAGCGGTCGCGTTGAACACACGGAGCATCGGGATAATACCATCCGATTGACCGTTCGTTCCTCGGATACGAGACTTGTTTGCTCGAATATTGTGAATATGGAGCCCGATCCCACCCGCCCACTTACTAATTTGGGCACACTCTGTGAGTGTCCCGTAAATGCCGTCGATGGAATCATCCTTCCCAGCGATGAGGAAGCATGAAGACATCTGGGGTCTGGGTGTTCCCGCGTTGAAAAGAGTCGGTGTCGCGTGAATGAAATATCCCTGTGACATTTTATCGTACGTCTCGAGGACGGCGGCGATGTCTTTACCATGAATACCGATGGAAACCCTCATGAACATATATTGTGGAGTCTCGATGAGCTTCCCATTTACCCTTTGAAGGTAGCTTTTCTCGAGTGTTTTGAGACCAAAATATCCGAATTCAAAATCTCGGTCGGTCTTGATGTGATCCTTTACTTGTTGGGCGACTTCGACGACTTCGTCGGTGATGACACCACCTTTTTGTAGTTTTCTCATGGCGAGGTGAAAGTTGTTCGGGCAAACCTTGTGAATGTTACTAGCGATAATACGGGTGGCCAAAATTTCATAATCTGGATCTGCGGTGATCATACCAACACAGATTTCAGCGGAGAGTATGTCAATTTCCTGGGTGGTGATATTGTCATACATCGAAGAAAATACCTGCTGAGCAACTTTGGAGGAATCACAATTTTCAGAGAGTCCATACGTTAAATTCTTGATCCTATTGGTGACGTTATCAAATCTCATATCCTCAATACGACCTGAGCGTTTAATGACCCTCATATACCTAATGTTCAAATTTTATTTTTAAACTACTTCGTGCACTTTTCAAGGTCCCCGCTTCGCACTGTCGCGGGACCCAACGTCTCAAACTTCCTGTCAGGTTGTGTGAGGTAGGTGTTCACGTAGAAAGGACCGTCTTGTCCGGGCTTGGCTACAGGAGCATACGACCCAACGAAGCAGGCTGGGGGTTTGCACGGGATCTCCTCAACATTGTTCGGCTTCGAGTCATAATCTTTAAAGTCAGCGGGATTCAGCATTTAATATTTACAGATGTTTTTTTTTCGTCCGTTATATTAAATGTGTGACAACTTACACCTTGATTCTCTGAAGCAGTGTGAGACCCCCCTAAACAAGCTGTTCTTTTCTCCTTACAACAAAGACCTGATTCAACGTGGTATCCGTCAGACGTTCAAGAACAGGACTGGCATCGCCATCGACTATCAAAACCCAGATGATTTGTATGGCATCATGAGAGCCGTGTTCATCAGCAATTCCGGCGACCACTACAACAACATCAACAACCAGGTGAGGGACATGAACGTCCGTGTCATAGACACCTCTCTGGGTCAAATTCAAACTGGCGTGTCTCAGTTCATGACCTACGCCGAAGAGATTGACACGATCAGTCAGCCCATGGATAGGCCGGTCAATACCAGCACTGTTGGTAAAAAGTTACCCCGTAATAAAGTGGGAATCAATTAAAGATTACACCCGAATAGTGAATAAGCACATATGAGTCTAAACTATTACAAATGCGAAACTGAGAAGGTATGCAAGCAAAAGGGGTGGGACAGGGCCGCGGTAGATACGGTCTGGCTTTTGCTGACGGAGGAGGTCGGGGAGTTGGCATCGGCGATCCGTCAGTATAAGAAGACATTCAAGAAGACAAACTTGAAGAAGGAGAGGGGAACCGACGTGATGATGGAGATGGGTGATGTCTTCAGTTACTTGTTTCAACTGGCGCACATGCTCAACGTAGATTTGGACAAGATGTGGAAAGAGCATCAATCTAAAATGCACGACAAAAAATATAATCTGAAGTAATAACAAGAATGAGTGATTTTATGCTCAGTGATGAACATTCCATGGACAAGGTGAATCCATTTGTCGTACACGAATTCTCCCTTCCAGGAGGAATACGAGAGACGGACAGAACAGAGATTAAGGAATATTTTACACGAGATTCGATCACTCGTAAGCGACCCACTGACAGGGAGCAGAGGCTCTTAGATAAGATCGGCGTGCATGAGATTCATAAAACGACGAAGAGTCCCTTTTGCGATACCAATCTCTGCGCGAAGCAGGATACTCAAAACGTCATGAACAGGGAAATTCACCCCAGACGCAACATCGACTACGGGGTTTCTTGTAAGAAACCCAAGGTTGTTAGTGTAGGTGTTTCAAACCAAAAGAAGCACAGGACCCCCGATTCGGTCAAAGTTGCCGTGGTAGTCCTCATTATTCTGATGTTAGTTTATGCATTACGGAGATAAAGTAAAGCAGTCGCTTTTTTGATATACACGTCTGCACGACACCGGGGATATACTTCTTTGAAAACTTTGTGATGAAATCCACTTGCCAAGCACTTTCCATATCAATGCGAGGTGGCTGGAATGTCGGATCCAGAATTTTAACAGAGTTGATCAACCTGACGTAGAAGCGAGGATCATGCTTTGAGTATAGTATTTGTTCGAGATACAGTTCAGCCATACGCTGAAGCACCTCCACGGTCTTTACAACCATGACATCCAGAAATTTGTAGTAATCTACGGGCGAAGTAGACTTCCACGAAATCTTGGTCCAATCTCCGATAGGCTCGGTGTTGATGTAGTCGGTGTAGGCGTCGTATTCCTTACGTTTACTGTTCCACTTCTTGTAGACGATTTCAACATAGTGCAGGTCAGACTCGATATCATGGACAAATAGAGCAGATGAAAGATTGTTTAAAGAACCCATAAACATGTGTTATATAAAGAGTTCTTGTCTCTAAGTAAAAAAATATTTTGATATATAAATGACTGCGGTCGTCATTGCTGCCGGTGTGTGCTGCTCGTTGTGTTGTAGTTCACCACTTACGGCGGGGTTCCTCGCGCCACGTGGGACGAATGACTTTACAGCAAGACTCAAAAAAGTTTTGCCAAAGACCGCGGCCGATTTTATTCCGGACAATCCAGCCGGGACCGTGGATGATGAATACGATCCAATACAGGACGAGGAAGATGAATTACAGGCCTATAGGAGCGAGTTGTCAGCACTGTATAACGAAGATGAAGCCCAACAAGCTATTTTTGATTTGGCGGAACAGAATCAGTCCGAAGATATGGCCGACTTGGTTCGACTTCAAAGGAAAAAGATATTCTATGAAGATGAAAGAAACACTCCCTGTTCCACGAACATCCATGACCTCACGATGAAAATTGATTGCGGTAAGAACGCGATCAAACAGTTTAAATTATCACAGTGTGGTGGGGGGTTGTATAAATATGACTATACCTGCCTCGGTGGAATTAACGCGGAGGTGTCTTTGGAGACTTTCAAAACACCGGAGGTGTCGAGGGCCTCTTTAGGTGAAAAAATCATGGACGTTCCGATAGATTTGAGAACCATTTACCGTCACAACGTTCGTTGTGATATTGGTGGGATCAGGGGTGCGAGTGAATCGACAAAAGTCATGACTGAAAGTAAGGGTGACACCCCGATCAGTCAGTTCAGATATGACTACACCGTCAACCCCGCGAATAAAAATATGAACACCACACAATACTTTTACAAATGTTTGGACACCTTGACGAGTGGTGAATGTCAGAATTATGAAACGATCACCGGTGCCCTCAAACCCGAAGACCTCGTGTCCGATAGTGCGATGGGACTTCAAGCGTTTGATGTTAAGTGTCCGGGTAAGAATCAGGTGTTGACTCGATTTCAATTAAAGGCTGGTGGAACCGCGGTCGATGGTACAGAAATTCCACCCTTTCCTGATAGAGAGAGAAATGGAATGTATCGCTACGATTACACATGTTGCCAAATGGACACCTAAGTTGACCTCATACATTTGAAAATTTATGTTTAAAAATGTATTCGTCCATAGCGAATAACAGTTTTTCATACCTTCTTACTCTGGATGAGATTCGTAAGAGCCTTCCCGATGATCTTCGCCCTTCGTGGGTGAAGATTACTACCATCACTATGGTATCCAGCTTTATGCAGGATATTGATATAAAGAAGCTCAGGGAAGGCTTTGAATCGATCGGTTCGTATAAATTGCGAAAAGAAGATTCCACTGTCGGTGGCTTTGAATGGAAACTCAAGCCAACCACCTTCTACAATCAGATTACCCTGACCTATCATGACACGTATAGCACAAAGTCGGTAAAGGTGTTCCCAAATGGGAGTATTCAAGTCGCTGGTTGCTGTGATCTTTTCGACTGTAAGCGCATCATCACCCAGTTGAAACACATCTTCAAAAAGTTTTTGACTGTAGACATCGACATCCCAGAGGAGTCCTTCCGGGTTGTGATGATCAACTCGAACTTCAGTTTGAACTATAATGTCAATCTGATCAGGGTTGCCAATTGGTTTGAAGAGTATGATGACATTTTCAAGGTGTCCTTCGAGCCTGATCGGTATTCAGCTGTAAAGATCAAATTCAAACCTTCAGAGGATATGAAGGAAATCACCTGCAGTATCTTCAGCACCGGAAAGATCATCATCACTGGAGCCGAAACCCTAAAAGAGATCGCATTCGCTTACAACGTCATTAACCAGCACATTAACGAGAACCCCCAGATTCGAGTTTCACACACAGAGGATACGGATGTTTTTGACATTTACCTCGGATACCGTTGTGATCCCATGGTAAAACACCTTCGAGAAAAGGGGTTTAATTCTTGGATGAAGACCGTTACCAATCGCCGAATTAATTTCTAAATTTATATTAACAAAATGTCTCAGCGACTTGGAATGGCGGATGGCAGGTGCTTTACCGTGAATACCTCAGCCCAGTTACTCAACAACCACATCATGAAGAAAAATGGAATTACCTTCGAGGATAACTACTCGTTTAGGCAGCTTCTTCAAAAGCAGGGTCCCAAGATCATGGACGCCGTGCAGGCCGAGCAGGGCACCGGAAAGTGCAACTCCTGCGACAAGCCTCTCTTAAAGACACCCAACACATACTAAGTGAGAAAAATCAATGAAAAAACTTTGAACCCATACTCTAGAATGCAGACATGCTCCATATGTCTCAATGAAGTCAGGGCGACGAGGGCCAATCCTCCGCTCAGATGTGGACATGTATTTCATTCCAGCTGTCTAGAGGAATGGAAAAATCAAGGTAAGAATACGTGCCCGGTGTGTCGAAGAGTGATTGACGCGACGCGGTTTAAAGTGGTGGTGACGATTCAGAACAATGTCACAGCAGCGGCGAACTCTGTGACATTGGATGAAGAATCTATTTTCAATGTTTTAGATCTTTTTGATATAAATTTTGATGTTGAAGAACTTCCAGATTTAGAGAGTATTCTTGCGGACCTGGGGATGAGTCTTGCCGACTTTGATTCCTCTATTCTTAACGCAGAATGAGCTACAATACCTCTCGTAGTTCAGCCCAGGATAGTTCCTCGACGATTTACGAGGATCCTTGATGATTTTACCTTTCGCGTCGGTTAAAAGTGGACCGGTAGCCCAACCACGTTTATGACTAAACACGTTAGCCCTGAACGTTATACGCTTGCCTACCTTGAAAGTACCTCCCCTTTTAATCCTCGATTCAGGAACCTTGAAGAATTTAGCTACAGATTGAATAGTATCTCCAGGTTTAATCTTGTATTCCACGACACCATGCTGTTTGTAAAAGTGAAAGTCTCCCTGTCTGATGTAGTTTGTCGCTCTACCGGGCGACACAAACATCATGACCTTGAAATAACCCTTCTTACATTTTTTGGTGGCGTCCGTCTTGTACACCTTTTTGGGATTGTCAGAAATGACGCGCTTCGGGAGTCCGGTGCAGTGTGTGTAGTTATGACCCCTGTTCGACAGGCCGGAGCGGTCACCAGGGATGGATTTCTGCCACCTATACGCTTCATAGTCACCCACGGCGTACGCGTAGCAGTTATTATTCCCTATACCCCTCGAAGATCCCCACCTCCTCGTCGTGAACTTACTTTCGTTTCCACTCAGGGGGAGGTTTTTCATCTGTAGTGTACTCAGAAAAAAATATTGACATCTAGTAAATGATCTCGGAGATTACCAAGTCTCGTAACAAGTCTGACGCCCTCATGGAAGTTCTCGTGTTTGTGCTCAACCTTCTCATCAGCACCTTCATCCTCCGCCTTGTGTGGAACCGCTCCCTCGTCAAGCACATCTCCGTTCTCAAGCCCATCAAGTCTCTCCTTGATGCGTTCATTCTTTCCCTCTCCGTGCAGATTGTGCGCGGTATCTAAAACTTTTTAAATCCAACCGTCTGCTCACCAGATGGATCAACAGTGGTGGGGAAAGCTGTGATACCAGCACATTCTTCACTGTCACAATCGACAAAGGTGAAAGGTGTGCCAGATTGCTTCATATACTCCAACTGTTTACGAGTCCAACCACAACCCATGGTCCCGTAAACTGTATACCCACCACCCCCAGCCTTCTTGGGTGACTTTTTCATACAAACTTTGATGAGCACTATGGCAACGATGACGATAACAAGTGCAAGAAGAAACATTTACTATTGGTTTAGATTTATTTTTTGTTTGTTTTCATCACTGGTCTCTTTTTGGGCGCCTGTTTGGCTGCCTTTAAGATTGCGATGGCACGCGCTTTAGCGTTCCCATCCTGATTGACACGTGGTTTGGGTGCCACGAGTCTGGGTGTAGCCATGGGTCTTTTAATTACAGTCTTGATGAGTTTTTGAACTTGTGTCTCCCTATTCTGCCTCATAAAGAAGGGTTTAGTGAGAGCCGCCTCAAAGCCGGGTAGTGCGTGATTGACATTTCCCCGTAATCTGTGCATCTTGATCTTTGTCGATTTCACCCCAAGATATTCCTTTGAAAAGAGGGATTCCACATAACTCTTCACGAGTCGTTCAGTCCTGTTCGCAGGTCGCCGAGCGAGGCCATACATTGTGTTTAAGAAGAAGTGTAAATCGTAAAATTCGTTCGACTTTCTCGATATACCTATGTTTTTGTAATTGGATTCATTGACCAGGGGGTTTTTGATTCGAGGGAAAACAGAAAATCCAAAGTCAATCATGACAGCCTCGACACCACCGTTTGGGATGGAAAACTTTGTGTTTTTCACTTTAATCTGTATATCCTTCCGAGGAACGGAGCGAATCAAAACGTTTCCACTGTGGAGATCGTGGTGCCTGAACCCTGGGAACCTTTGTTTGATGCGATATAGATTGTGTATAACTTGAGCCATGACAGACTTGACAGCCTCTAAGGATGGTTTATTTATGAACCACGTCCCAAGCTCCTCTCCGTCAATGAGTTCGGAATAGAGAATGTCCTTTTTGTCACACGACTTGTAAAGATACATCTTTGGAACTCCAAAGTTTTCTAACTTTTGGGCGATGGTAAATTCCATCTTAGGGTTTATTTCTAAGAGAGCCTTTTTGAATCCAGCTAGGGGAATGTTGTTGGTCTTCTCACTAAGTGAAGGTGTTCGAATCTCCTTGTAGACTATATACTTCTTACATCCATCATCGACACAACCCCTGTAGACTCGACCATATTGCCCCTGACCAATCTTAACAGTACCCTTTGTCATGGAACCGTTTTTCTTCTTCAACCAGAGATGTGACGACGGAGAGCACGCCTTTTTCCCCCTGAGGAGTTTTTTTACCTGTGTGTTCATCTAGTATTATATCACATTTTGTTTTCATTTTGTCAAACACCTAGAAGAAGTATTTGAAAGAACGAAAGTTTATTGAATTACACATTTACCAACTTCACCCCTTTCCTCGACAAACCCATTGGTGGTATTGGTCTCTTTTTCATATAGTTCATTGTAAAACATCTTGTCGTATGTAAACTCAGACATGGTGAGTTAATCAGTCGTTGCTCATAGATGACCAGTTCACCATCTGACAACTGTTTCACAATGAAATCATCCTCCTCGAAATATCTGATTTTTAAGTCAGTGTCCGGCTTGTAAAATTGTTTCATTTTTATTACACCCGATAATTTTTTTACTGATCTTCATCCACATCCTCGATGTCGTCAACCTCCTCATCCTCATCGGGAAGATTAAGACCCTGGAATGCGAACGAGGGTAGCTTAGCGGACTGCTCGAAGAGAGCCTGCTGAAGCCGGATAGTCACACCAAACTTGTTATCGATGAACCAAATCTGGTTAAGGTCAACGATTGCCATAGCCTTCTGACCCTTCTCGATAGTATCGAGAGGAACCTGCTCCTTCTGCATAGAGTAGCACTCGGGAACAAAAGATCCATCAGGCTTGGTGAGAACCTTCAGCTTGATGGTGGGTGCATACTGCTCCTTACCGGGCTTGACCATCGGCTTGTAGAGAGCTTCCTTGAGGACGGCCACATTGAACTCCTTACCGAGCCACTCCTTAGAGTTCTTGGCGACTTCGTTGACGATCTTCTCGTCGAGCTCCTTGAGCTTAGCATGAAGCTCCATGGCCTCGGTGTTGTCGGGGTCGAAAGAGAGATCGAGAGAATAAGACGTGCGTCCCGTGCCCTCGTCGGTGAAAGCGCTCAAGCCGTAAGGAGAACGCATGAAAGGAAACTGGATGTAGAGCTTTTTGTTGTCGCCGGCGTTGAGATAGACGGCTTTACCGCCATTCTTGTTCTTGCGAAGTTTCGAAAACTGCACAGAGGCAGGGGAGAAATCGGTAGACTGCTGAATAGAGAGCGACATTGTTGGTTGGTTATATCTATACTAGGTGTCTTGTCTTTAATTGGATTTTCCATCATATTTTCCACCATCTCGTCCTTTATATCCATTCCTATCTGCACACCAATCACTCTTCGTTCCTTGAGTCCCAGCACACCAAGATGATGTGGAACAGCATTGTTTACCCGGACATATCGTGTTGTTAAAATTTGGACCACATCTTCCATTTGTGGAAACGTTAGATGATGGAGGTGGAGGTGGAGGTGGAGGTGGAGGTGGAGGTGGAGGTGGAGGTGGAGGTGTGGATTTTCCATCATATTTTCCACGATCTCGTCCTATATATCCATTCCTATCTGCACACCAAGCACTCTTCGTTCCCCGACTCCCACCACACCAAGATGATGTGGAACAACAACGGTTCCCAGTACACCTGGTGTTGCCATGGTCAGGACCACATCTCCCATTCGTTGATTCAGTAATTGATGAAGAATTTGTCACTGGTTCGAGGGAGAGAGTCTCCATCACAACTTGAGGTTTAGCCGCCACTTCATTTTGAATTTCCATCCGTCGAATAGTTTCTTGCATCTTTGCGTATTGCCTGGAAATCATATAGATGACAATCAAGATGAGTAAAAAGACAACTCCTCCGACGACCTTCAATAGTGTTACACTTTCACTATTCTCAGACGGAACATTGATGTTCATACTTATATTTTGACTACATTTTTTTTCCAGGTGTACAATAAACAACATGGGTATCTTCAAGGATTGCGGATGTGGTTGTGATGGGAAGAAACAGGAGGAGAAGCTCATCACGTCCATCATTTCTGGATTAACATTTTTTGTCATCGCGAACCCTGAGACGTTTCGTCTGATGCGTTCCATTCTCGGTCCCCGTATCGCGACCCCCACGGGTTGTCCGTCGACCATCGGTCTTTTACTTCATTCTCTCGTCTTCATACTCGTCGTCTGGGGTATGATGAACATCAAGAGAGAGCCCGTCATCAAGAAGAAGGGCACGTGCGGCTGTGGGGGTAAGAAGGGTAAGAAGGAGGTGAAGAGCCAGCCCGAAATGGTTGATGCTCCGACCCCCGAGCCCGGCTTCGGTGAGGAGGAGATTGAACTGCGGAGCACCGGTCAGGTTCTCGGTTCGATGGACATTTCCCCCGAGGGCACCTTATTCCGTTAGATGAAAATTCATGAATCACTATTCTACAATCAGTCAGGACCACTGATTGTAAAATGTTTACACACTTACTCGTTTAAAACTCCTCGTCAAACCCTATTTCATCGGTGTCATCATCAAGTTTACCATAGTCACCCACCCTCTTTTCAAAAAAGTTTGTTTTCCCGTCCAGGCTAATATTTTCCATGAAGTCGAATGGATTCTTAGATCCCCAAATGGGTGGTTGCCCAATCTGTTTGAGAAGGCGATCTGACACGTATTCTATGTATTCAGACATCTTATCCGAGTTCATACCGATGAGGTTACACGGAAGGGCATCTATGATGAATGCCTTTTCAATCTCAACCGCTTCTTTCACTATGGAGTGAATCGTTTCAGTAGATGGCTTGTTGCGAAGGTGTTTGAAAAGTTCCACAGCAAACTCTTGGTGAAGACCTTCATCCCTAGATATGAGTTCGTTACTGAAGCAAAGTCCGGGCATCAAGCCTCTCTTTTTCAACCAGAAAATGGCACAGAAACTTCCAGAGAAGAAGATTCCTTCGACACATGCGAACGCGAAAAGACGTTCCGCGAAGGTTCTCGCTTTCGTGTCGAACCATTTCAGTGCCCACTCCGCCTTTCTTTTGATGCAGGGGACAGTTTGAATGGCTTCAAAGAGATGCTTCTTTTCGGACGCGTTCTTGATGTATTTATCTATGAGTTTGGAGTATGTTTCACCGTGGACCATTTCATTGTGTGATTGATAAGCGTAGAAGGATCTAGCTTCTGAGATTTGCACTTCATCAGCAAAGTTGTTGTTAATGTTCTCAAAAACTATTCCATCTGAACCAGCAAAGAAAGCCAGGATGTATTTGATGAATTTCTGTTCATTGTCATTTAGTGTTTTCCAGTCGTCTATATCTTTGGACAGGTCTACTTCCTCAGCGGTCCAGTTGGACATCTGTGCCTTTTTATAAAGTTCCCAGAGATCTGGATACTTCAGAGGAAAAACAGTAAACCTGTTTAGGGTTTCTTCTAAGATTGGTTCGTATTCATCTTCTATGTAGTCCTGAAATTCAAAATAGGTTCCCACGTGACGTCCATTAATAAATATTTGAGGGTAGGTTGTGACCGTCTTTCCACAAATCTCTTTCAGCTCATCTTTGTCGACCATCTTCTTTTCGTAGTCGATCCCTTCCGATTCACACAACTTGACTGCGTGATCACAGTACTCACAACCTTCCTTCGAATAAATAAAAACTTTCATCTGTGATATTATCAATGATAAAAATTTGTCAGAAAACTCTAAGCATGATTGTGCCAAAGGAAATAAATGAAAATGATATCGTCAAACTTTTAGTAAATGAAGAAGGAATGGAGGAGGAAATGTACGGTGTCGTGGCCATGAACACCGGCCTGACACTTGGCATGCATTACCTGAACCCGACTGAAATGTTTTACAAGTCGGCGTGTGTCTACAAACTGAACGATGAGGAGATGAGTCCAGCTCCTTACGAGAGTGTCATGGAACATTATCCCACTGGAACCACGTTCGAAGATCTCGAGATGAAACCACTGGGGACAAACATGTTCGTGTACTACTCTGAGATTGACGTTGAAGACATGGATAGTGACATATACGACGAGGGTGATGATACCGAGTCTGACTTGGGTGGATTTGTAGTCTCTGATACAGAGATTGAAGGAACACCCATACAACTACCCCCTGATCATAAAGAAATTGATAAAGAATGGAATGAATGGGAGCCGACAACATCAGGAGGACGCAGTTTTAAAGAAACGATTGACGCAATCGAAGAGCGCGTCAGACACCTAAGTTAAATTTCAAAACTACAGAAAAGATAAGATATGCTAGCAACTATATGGTCTGAAATAGACGCACTATTACCACCAAAACAAGATGAAAAGTTAGTGAATACAAATTTTTGCAGAGAATGTTCCGGTGTGAAGGTCATGAGCCCGGAAGGGCTACCCGTCTGCTCCGAGTGTGGTTTAGTCGATGACAGTTTTATCGACGACACACCAGAGTGGACGAGTGGAATTACAGATGATGGTAAAGTTAATGATCCCTCCAGGTGTGGAAATCCTACCGCAAACCCCGAGTTATTCTCAGATAATTGGGGAAAGGGAACGATCATATCCACACAGGGATATTCTTCTTATGAGAATAAGCGAATGGCTAAAATAAACTTTCACATGTCTATGAATCACAAGGATAGATCATTGTTCCACGCTTACCGAGATATCGACGAAGCGTGTCACACTCTACCCGACTGTGTTCTCAAAGATGCTAAAATTATGTATAAGCGGTTCAATGAGGAAAAATTGACACGTGGTGCGGTTCGTCTTGGAATCAAGGCAAACTGCGTTTTATACGCGTGCAGGATGGCGAAACATCCGAGAACGACAAAGGAAATTGCTGACATGTTTGGCATTCAGTCCAAGGATATCAGTCGGACTACCCAAATTTTCAAGGATAACATTTTGGGGGAGACTAAGAAGAATTACGTCACGAAGGCTTTTGACGTGATGCAACGTCTTCTCAACTCATTCGACGTTACCAAAGAGGAACGTCTTCAGTGTATTAAATTGTGTGACAGGACTGAAGACTGTGTAGATCTGATGAGTAAAACACCGAACAGTGTTGCGTCCGCCATCATTTACATTGTCATCGGTCACAAAGTGACTAAGAGTGATATGTGCAATAAGTGTTCAGTGTCCGTTCCGACGCTGAATAAAATTGAAAATATTGTGAAAAAACACTTAGAGTCAAAAGGGTATAGTTAAAATATGACGAAGGTTTTTCTATCGACACCCTGCTATGGAGGGTTGTGCCTAGATAAATACATGTCTAGTGTAATCAGACTTCAGATACTTTTGATGAAGGAAAAAATTGAATTAATGATTGATACCACCGAAAATGAATCACTAGTTCATAGAGCTCGTAACGTGTCTGTCGGTCGTTTCATGCAGAAAACCGACTGTGAATATCTCATGTTCATCGACGCGGATATAGACTTTGATCCCCAAGCTGTCGTTCGTCTCATAAAATCTGGTCATGAACTCTCCGTGGCGTGTTATCCCAAGAAGGTTGTCATGTGGGATCAGGCTGCTCAAGCTATTAAAAAGGGTGACGACCGAGACATGGCCATGCTTTCCTCTAGCCTAGTCGTCAATATAGGGGCAACACGACGGAGCATAGAAGATGGCTTTGTAGAAATTCTCGATGGTCCAACCGGATTCATGTTGATCAATCGTTCAGTCTTCAAGAAGTTGGAAGAGAAGTTCCCGGAGTTGTGGTGTAAGAATGATCACCAGAATCGCGACTTTGACGATTATCACGCCGCCTTCGACTGTATGATTGACCCGGAATCACGAAGATACTTGTCAGAGGATTACGCGTTTTGTAGGAGATGGCAGCAGGTGGGTGGGAAAATATACGCTGATGTCAATACCACTCTGGGTCATATTGGAAATCTTCCATTCAGTGGTTGCATGGAAGAAAGGCTTAAGGCTTAAACCCTATACTAACGTATGAAGTTGGTAACGATAGTCGTCACTCGATCAAAATCGTGTCATGTTAAAACTCTACACACCATCTTACGTCTGAATATAAAATGCATCCAGAACGGGGTGGATCACCAAATTCTGTATGTGAACGACGACCCATTCGAGAAGGTTGATACCGTCGAACAGTGCATGAAAAAGTATGATCGAATCTTTTTCATCGACTTTGGAATCGGTGTGCATGAAACGTCTATGAATAAGGTTTTGGAGATAAATCAAAACGCGGGACTTGTTGTTTTCCCTGGGGTCAAAGAGGGAGTCAACTGGGATATGTTCAAGGAAAAGGTGAGAGCGGAATCCAAAGAACCCGTGTCTCAGATGGGACTCGAGTTTGATACCGTCCTCGGAAAGAAGACGTCACCCCATTTCTACAATGTCGTCTCCACCAGTGCCAAGGTTTGGGTCATGATGCCGGAAACGATCATTCAGCAAATCAAACACAAGAAGAAGGGCACGTGGAAGTTACACCCGAACATGCTTGAAAATCTTATGGAGCAGGGGGTCAAAATTTATGCCTTTTCAGCATCTAAGTTGATTCAAACATTTCCACATGAGTGTATATCAAACATCTTGAACGCGGCCAGTGTGAAACTGAATTAAAGATTTTGTCTGTTTTTAAAACATGTCTATAGAGGTGGAATCCCCACTTTATAAATATGTCGTGTCATACATACATAAAGTGTGGGGGAGCAAGGAGTATTTTCCTGGTCCGCAACCCATTTCCATTGAACGTAAACATTTTCCCATTTTGAAGGGTGGTGAATACGTCGTGTGTGAGAAGACTGACGGAGAGAGGCACATGCTCGTGGCTTTGATGTTCGAGGGAAAGAAGAAATGTGTCTTCGTGAATCGGTCCTTCAAAATGTTTGAAGTTCCCATCAACTTGAAGAAGTCTGCCTATGAGGGAACAATCCTAGATGGTGAACTTTACGAGAATGTGTTGATGGTATATGACGCTGTGATTGTGTGTGGTGAAATGGTATGGAATTTGGATCTACACAAACGTATGGACGCGTGCAAAGTTATGATGAAATCCATGATTTGTATGAAAACAGATAAATACAGACTCAAATGCAAGAAGTTTCACGCCATGAAAGATTTTGGAACATTCATGGACCAATATCTGCCGACAGTCCAACAAAACATGGATGGTTTAGTATTCACTCCGGTCAATGAACCCATACGAATTGGAACCCATGAAACCATGTTCAAGTGGAAACCAAAGGAAAAGAACACAGTGGATTTTCTCGTAAAGTGGGAACCTTCACGAGAAACACCAGGATTTAAAGAGGGAAGACCCACTTGGAGATTTTATGTTCAAGAAAAGGGGAAATTGTTCTTCGAGTCAGAGGTTCCACATGACAGGGTGCAAGATAAGGCCTGGATGGAAGATGGTGCCATAGTGGAATGTATGTATGTGACATGGGAAGAGCCGATGTGGTGGAAACCCTTAAAGCGCAGGACGGACAAGAATTACCCCAACAACCGCCGCACGTTCTACCGAACCATCGTCAACATCAAGGAGAACATTGAGATGAAGGAGTTTTTAGATTGTAAACCATGAGGTAATACCCACCCTCTTCGGGTAGTTCATGTTCCTTCATCATTTCGTCGTTCATCAAGAACCATTTGTTCCTCCTCTTGACGAAACTGACATAATGACCGTCATTCTGATCACCGACGTGAAGAGCCGTAGAAATGAGATTGTATTGCTTGTTATCAATGATTAGTTTTTCTAAAATCTGAACGTGACATTTTTTATCGAACGAGATGATGAGAACCTGGGGAAGCTGGGAAAATACCATACGCGTAGTGGCTAGGTGATGTTTCTTCCCATCATCATCTACATAGTTATCAACAACATTCCAGTCTGTGCTTTTTGATAGAATCTGACCCATATCCTTTCCTGAAGAAGTGACCAAATGAACACAGAAATCCTCTTCATTCGATGACTTCCCTGTGGGCCAAATAGTTTCCTGAACTTTCTTTCCGTAGAACCATTTTTTGATTTCTGGGGTGGACCTCTCGAGAATGTCTATGATGCACAAGAGAGCCTCCTGGACGTCGTGTTGCTCGTTCGTCTTAAATCTCGGAAACTTCTCCTGAAACAAGGTGAGCAATTGGGACACGTTCACACTGTCCTGACCCCTCGTCCAATACACTTTCGTCAATTCCGAATATGCCCTGGAAAACAAACAAGGTCCATCATATGGGTGTCGTATGTAATGATTTGATAAAACTGGTATGTACAACATACATTGAAGAGCTGTGTTGAAATAGCATGTGTTTCCTTGATTTTCAATACCCTTCATTAAATTTTGTGAACATAAAACACTTAAGGGAAAGACGCAATATCAAAAATGACAAGAACAAGAACATGAACATTCAAGCTATCGTTGACAAGACCCTTCCCTTCTTCGAGGCCCACAAGAATGAGGGGGACATTGAAGTGGAGATTCGCCTCGGACGTCATAATGGATCCCTTTTCGACACGAACGTTGGAAAAGATGTTTGGAAACGAGTTCTGAATGCATTGAAGAAGTATGACGGTTGGGAAGAAAAGAAGACGAAGTCTGTTGAAGTCTACTACAACGACTCTAACAGTATCAGGATTACAAGTGACGAGGATTCGGGGGAGCAGGAGATGATTCAGAAAATCAAGGTTCACAAGGAAGACTTTGTCGATAGCCAACAACCCTTGGATGTCAGGTTTTGCATCGCGAGAGAAATTCCAACCACAGGTGAATATGAGATGGATAGGAAACGATCCAAGACGAGACACTCATTCGTGCGGAAGAATTTGAGCATTGACATGACCATCTCTTCCGGTGACAACGCCGACATGGACTCAGAGGAGGAAGCCTCGTATCAGATTGAACTCGAAATCATCAACCCCAAAGACGTGGACTCTGTGTATAAATTTTTCAACATCATCAACAAAATTAATGACATTTCCAAACTCGTATAAAATCTCTGCATACAATAGATATGGCCGCGGTGCTGTTGATGCTGGGTTCAGTCATGTCAGCAGCTATTGCTGGTAACAGGTCAGTGAAGAAAGAAGTGGAAGTGGAAGTGGTCGAAGAGGTTCCACAGGAAAGAGTGTCAAACTCGGCCTTCTGGTCAAAGGAAGTTGAACGTGTGAAGACGGAACCTGCCAAGGAACCTGCCAAGGAACCCACAAAGGAACCTGTTCCAGTTCCACTCGACTGTGAAGGTGAATGGTCTGACTGGTCTAGATGCACAAAGGATTGTGATGGTGGGACACAAACCAGAAATTTCACCATACGACAAACCCCTAAAAATGGTGGTGAGGCTTGTCCGAAAGAAGTAGAAACTAGACCGTGTAATACAGAGCCGTGTCAACCACTCGATTGTGAAGGTAAATGGTCTGACTGGTCTAAGTGCACAAAGGACTGTGATGGTGGGACACAATTTAGAAATTTCACTATATTACGACCCCCTGAAAACGGTGGTGAGGCCTGTCCGAAAGAAGTAGAAACTAGACCGTGTAATACAGAATCGTGTCCAGAAATACCCATAACTTTGAATGGGTATAAGAATGTACACACAGATCAGGGTGACTCAGGAGTAGGTAAGCAGTGTGGAGGGTCACCCATATACAGCAGTGCAAAATGGGAACTCGTCAACTCGGATGAAGAAAAGGTGGAAGCCACTTCTTTTGACGACCCATATTACCACAAGTATCAGAGACGAGCAGCTTTCAAATGCAACGAAGATCCATTCTGTGGAAACATCACGGTCACGAAAGATGGAAAATATGAAACTTTTCATCCGAGCCAATGTATAAACACAATTGCTAACTCGGATGTGGTCACATGGAAGAAGGTGGATAACACAGTCGCTGCGAGGGATGTTCCAAAAACCGGTTCATTCAATTCTCAAGAAATAAATGGTTACACCGCGATCCATCGTGAGGTTGATGAACCACCACAAAAATTTTCATGGAGAGTTAAAGGTAAGGATGAAAGGGATATTTTATGTGATTGGAAGCAAAAGGTTAAATACGGTAATAACATTACGGCACAGGGTCCGGAAGTCGAGTTCGACTCTCCAGAATATCAAAAGTATGTAGAAAATGCTATATCAAAATGTGAAATGGAACATGATTGTAATTTTGTGTCTGTGAAGAAGAATGGTTATACTAAAATGTTTAAAGCATGTTCCGATCTTAGTAAATATTCGTTTAAGGGGTATAAAACATTTAAAAGAGGGGATAATCTTCCCTTTAGACCCGAACCTCCCGAAGAAATTGGTGCTGGTCTAAGTTTTACAGAGCAACATAAAGCATCGTTCATGGGATATAAGCCCGTATCTCATTACCATAAATGTAATAATCACTCACAGGCTCTCACCAATGAATTTATACGTGAAGAGGGTGAAGATAAGTTGGAATGGGACGATTTTTTCTCACATAAATACCAAACATTGCTAAAAAGGGGTATAGAAATATGTAACAAAGATCCGAGGTGTCAGTATTTAGAACTAGATCATGCGAATGCGATCGTGAGAACATTTAAAAAGGCCGATTGTGAGCACCCACAGGCTGTTCATAACACTGGTAAACACAAAATATGGGAAAAGACAGACTGGAAAGATCCAAACATACAAGAACCTATTCACGGATATCAACAATACGGATCGAAAAACGTTTCTTGTGGAACCACGAACCCCCAAGCTGGGTGGATTACACAAGGTGTTGTAGAAGGTCGCACTCAACCTGCCGAATCGTTCACTAAATTTGATAAAACCATCGATGACACGTATAATGACTACTTAAAAAAAGGTGCTATGGTGTGCAATGGTGATCCCAATTGTAAATATGTATCCGTTTGGTTAGACGGAACATATAGAACATTCGATGCCAGTGCATGTGAAGATAAACCGACGGTGGGATATGCAGATGTGAAGACATGGAAAAAGAAAGACCCCAATGTTGTTGGAAGCACACCAACTCCGCCACCCCCACCACCTCCACCACCTCCACCTGTGAAACATGGCTATAAAAACGTTCATACCTCTAAAATGTGTCCCGAAAACAAACAAAAATGGGTAAAATTCTCCGGAACCACGGTCGGATTTGAAAGCACTGAATATGATGACAACCTTAAATCAGGAATTATGAAATGTAATGACGATCCAAAATGCAAATACGTTACTTTATTCAGAGATGGTTTAACTGGGTTGGTAAGTGAAGGTGAATGTGATTCTCCTAGTCCAGTGCAAAATGCGAAAATATGGGAAAAGAATGATCCTAACGTCATCGGTTTCTCACCCCCTCCACCCCCTCCACCCCCTCCACCCTTACCTCCACCTTTCAATTGCGGTGGAAATCGTAATGCTCAGATTCCTTTCAGTAGTCTAAATGATGGTAAGTGTGACTGTTTACCTGGTTTTGACGACGAAGGCGTCGATGACAATGGGGTTGCAAAGGGTGCCTGCAAACCTCAACAGTTGGGTAGTTTATTGAATAAAGCTTCGTTATTCAGTAGCTATTACTATCCACAACAAATTGACGAAGAAGTACCAGCAACAACACGTTATCCCGAGGTAGCTAAAAATTGGTCTGGTGGCTATACGTATGAAGATGGTATTTTTACCGCAAAAACACAAAAAGACACTATAAAACAACAGCTTCCATACTTGATCAAAGAGGACAAATCAGGATGGTCAAATCAGGTCTTCACCGGTAAAACAAAATCTCAATGTGAACAAATCTCAAAAGATCATCCCAGGTCGCCGGGGTTTACCTACTTTGTGAAAGGTAGAAACGGAAGAGGAAACAGTTCGCTATGTGTAGTTTATGGTGGAAATAATGGTAATCCAACTGACAAGAAGTGTGTTACTGGTCATGCAGAACATCCAGATTGTTGGGAACGTAAACCCACTCAATTAGAAAAAGATTACGAAAATGGGGTAAGAATGTACAACCCATCCAAAGCGGGTCAACAGGGTACGTTCTGGAACTGGGGTGGTTTTAGGGCTGGGGAATGGGAAAAAGATAAGTACTGGACATAAAAATCTCATGATACTGTAATGAGCAACTCAACCAATGACGGGGGGTCGAGTTTAGGGATAGCCTTACTCGTCATGTCTTGTCTATCATATATGTCATCACTGAGTTCTTCTATCAGCAGTGTCATGCTGTCAAGCGCTGAACCAGCTCCAAAATCGTCAGAAGAGAGCTTGCCCGGTGAGATTTCTGACTTTGTTTTGGAATCAGAACCGGAACCGGAACCGAAACCGGAACCGGAACCGGCTTCCTTCTCAGCAGAAACGATGTCCCAAACATTCGAAGTGGAGGGAGAGGAGGAGAAGAAGGAAGAAGTCAAGAAAGAAACGTTCAAACTTCTTGAAGATAAAGACTATAGCACGGGTGACTTATATCATTATCACCCGAACTCCGACGTTCCATTTACCAAGGAAAGATGTTTACATGATTGTTCTGTAGATTCCAAATGCAAGGCTGTTGTGTTTAATGGGGCGATGACCAAGTGCTGGGCTAAGAGAATGGCTGACCACGAACTTCCCTTACACAGGAATAATACAGACAGGGTCGCGTATGTAAAGAAGGATACATATGAAGAAGCCATGAAAAAATATGGGTAATCAGTATATGATCTACGTCGTATTATTCGTCGTGATACTATGTCTGATGCATGAAAAACATACCAAGGTGGAGGAAGTGGAGGGTTCACACTTCTTCTACCTCAGTGGTGGAGCTTCTAAGGATGTATACGAAAAGATGCGTCGAAACGATATGAGTGATGAAGAACTCAAAGATTTCATCATGATGGAAGACCAACTGTTAGGTCTTGAACAAAAGGCTGTGTGCACCGGAATTCCATATTCTTTACAGGGAAATGGAATATCAAAGAAGATCAAAGAAAAGTTCCCGAAGTACAACTTCAATTATCACACGATTCATCTCAAACAATTGGCAGAACCTGGAAAAACCATAAACCGTAGAATCGTGTGTCAAGCTTAAAAAGATAAAGCACGTCACAAATATGGACAATGGTAGACATCTGGTCGTTGAACGTCCCGATGGCTCTATCGCGATAGCATTTAACGAAGACATTCAACCACCTTCAACACGAACGCATGTCACTGTTCGTGTTATCGGATTCCGTTATACTCACGGTTCAAAACTTTCAGCGAATATGCTATTTTATATCAGTGTTTTCATGGCAGCATTTTTTCATAGGGCGATCGACATCTTCAACGCCTTCATGATCCTGATCACCATGTCGTTATTGTATTCAGAGTGGCTCGTTTCTAAATCTCAACTCTTGTGTCACGGAATGGTGTCTTCTCTATTATTCCTTCCAGTTCTTTCAATTCATATGTGGGATCAGGTCGCATATCAATTGGGTTGCATGGTGTTGTGTTTCATTTCACATTTCACCTCGGAAGATATTACTGTTGAGCATCTTGAACAAATTCCATAGAAGCATCTTATGTTGTGGACTCTCCACATCCTCCCAGTTGTCATACACGTGCATGATGAGTTTGTTGTCATCAATCTCATCACGTGCTCTAAAAGAAAGTGGTGCCAGGATTCCTTGACTTCTCACGGCCCTGATATAATCAGCGATGATGTAGATGATGGCGTCGAGAAATTCTTCCCTCGCCATATCCAACCACGAGTTTCTCTCAGTTCCCCATCGTTGGGTGTTGTCACTCACTCGCACACCGTGATTATATTTTCTCAACCCTAGCTCTAACCGTCCGATTAATTCCTCTCGGACGGGCATTTGAATTTAAGTTGTTTCTCCGCTTTAACCAATTTTTCCTATACTCATCCATCTTTTTCTGAGAAGGTTCACGCTTGAAGTTCCTCACGTGGTTCATGATGTAGTTTGAAGCCATATTTCTCCAACTGTTCCTCATGTTGTATGGAATTCCAGTCACGTTTACCTTGTTCATGAGGAATTTCTTTTCCAACGCGTTTCGTCTTTCAAACTTCCACCTGTTCACCATACGCTTTTCCAAATTTTTAACATCGCCTTTGAAAGGTAGACCGGTGGTTTTGTTGGGTTTCAGACGGTTCATGGCATTCTTCACGTTTTGCACATCTCTCGTGAGGTTAGGGCTGTAGCGCTTTATCCACTTGGAACCATATTCCTTCTCGAGTTGTTTACGGATGGAGTTGTCATTCAGACCACGTTTTTTGATAGTCTTCTCGCGGAGGTTTGCGGCGCGTTTATTTATTTTATTGCGCTGCACCTCTCGTTTGGTTGGTTTTGGTTTTGGAGGTGGGGACTTTGGTTTGGACACCTTATTGTTACGGTATTTCTCAATCTTTTTACAGATCACCTGCTTCGTATCCTTGGGGTCGAGGGGAATCTTCAAAATTTTAGCGATGCGCTGAAGTTCTTTCTTCCCTGTGTTGTTACACAAGGTCTTATTAACCCTAAACATATTACCCTTGCCGGAAAGAGAGGAGTTTTTGTTCTTGTTTGTGTTTCTAAACGTCTGGGTGTTCGTCTTCTTCTTGATCATGTCACATATCTCGGATCTGGTCGCGTTTCGAGTTCCCGTGGCGCCTCTTACTCTAAAGTTAACGATACCAAAATTCTTCGCAAGATCCACTATTTCGGATCTCTTCATGCGCTCACAGATCTTGCCGGTTATTTTGACCGCTTTCATCTGATTTTCGGTCAACTTTCTCTTCTTGTATACACGTTTGACTCTTGTGTTCACCACCTTCGCCTTGGCCTTGGACTTCTTCTTTTTGGGTTTCGCTTTCGTTTTATTTCTCCTCGGGGATCCGAGAACGATGTCTCCCTCCCCATCGTTATGGAACTGTTGAATCAATTTAGAGATGGACCTGTAGCCATTCTCGAGGACGGCTGGATTCTTTGCCCCAATGAGCTGCACGTTACCTGATCTAGTCAGGTTTACGGTGTATCCTTGCATGCTCACATACATCATGGGGGAGATTTCAGGGACATAGTTTACCGTGCCATACTTGGCAAACTTAAACTGCAATCTTTTCAGGTTTAAGCTGCCATTTATACTAAACTGACCACTTAAATTATTGAACTGAATTGGTCCATTAAAGAACGGTTGTCCTCTCGTGTAGTTGTCGACGACGTAACGACGAATGAGTTCTGGTTGTCTGGACATGTGACTCACCAAAAATCCACCCGAGAAACGAATCTTTCCGTTTTTGTAAATGTTCACATTTACCCCCTTGCTCTCCCCAAGATCGTTGGATATGACAATCTTGAATTCCACAGTCACGAGAGGGATGTTCATGTTACCCTTGAGACCTAGATCACGTGTATGTCGGAGGGCGATCTTTTGTGTGCCGTATCTACCCAACATCTCCGTAGTCTCTATATAAAGACCGTCGGCGATTTCAGATTTAGCGAGTGGGGTTCTCCTTAAAATATCCTTAAGTTCGAGAACCACATCCTTCTGACCATATCCACTATCAACACCGGCGTTGAACATACCAGGCTTAAAGGGAGAAATTTCGAGGTTCATGTTGTTGGCAAATAGAGATTCATTTATTTCTGGCATGGTGAACTCATCGATTTCACCAAAGCTTTCTGCTTCCATCGCATTTCTGACTAATTTGTTGGTGTTTAAATCGGCAAATTCATTTGCTAAAGGGGAATTTTCAAATTGGGCAAAGGTGCTACGTCTTTGAGGAGGAGGGGGAGGGGGTCGTCGTATCTCTGTTCTCACAGGTTCACGGAAACCAGCTCGCCGCATACGATCTTCACGATCTTTGATGCGCTGTCTCCGTAACATATCCTCCTCAAGTTCTCGCGCAAAATTATCATTGTTCGAGTTTGAGTCTGAATTTTGGATCTCCACCCCAGATCGTCTCACAAATTCTCTGACCTGCTGGCTCATGTTACTATATGTAATTATTTTTTTAGTGATTGTTTCCTACTGTAAGTTCCTCCTCGACGATGTCCACCCCGTAAAACACTGGCTGAGAAGGATAATCCCTACCCTTATAGTTCACAGCTTCAGTCTTAACGGTGATCCCATACGCGCTGAAGGGTCCAACGTAAAAGTCAGGATTGAACAGGTCAGGTTTCTTACCCTTGAGACTTCTCGAACAGTGTGAGTTATACGCCTGGACGAAGATGTCTTCTGGAACAAACTTGTCCTTCTCCTTGATGACGCGGATGGAGTTGAGGAAGTGATGAAGTGTGTTTGCCACCATCGCGACTTGGTTCTGAATCGTTTTGAAGTATTTAGGAACGACGTTCCAGATGTCGCGGTCGTTGTATTTCCCCGAGTATTCCAGATACGCGCGGACACATTTGAGAAGAATGGCTGGTAGTTCCGCTTCGAGTTTGCGGTCAAGATTGGGATCGGCTTCTTGAACTTGCTTGGTGAAGTTCCATGGAAGGATGCGACGGAGGACGGAGCCTGACTTATCGTTCCAGTTTGGCACCTCGTTGCCACCCAGAATACCAGGAACCTTCCAGTTGGGTAGGGAGACGGCCTGTTTGTTTTTGATGTTCACAGCGATTCCTTCACCAGACACTAGAGACTGGAACTCCGCCTGTTCCAACGCGAGATCACCCTTCACCTCTGGGGCGACGAACAAAAACGCGTCTTTGATAGCGGAAAGACCAAACTTTCTCTCAATGTTGTTACCCAATGTCTTCACGTCGACTGTGTCGTAAAACCTCTGAAACACGTTGTTGATCAGCGTAGATTTACCCGATCGGGCGATACCTTTGAAGAAAGGAATTACCTGCCACTTGTCTAGATCACCAACATCGTAGCAAAGACGACCACCTACGACATACGCCCACTTGCACACCTCTTTTTCAAAACCCTGATAGTCGAGAATCTTGTCAAAGTTCGGTGTGGGAATATCATACCAATCCTCAACATCAGAGTAATCTACAAACTCCTGGTCGAAATACTTACAAGCGATGATCGCCGGATCCAAAACCCTAAAATCCACGCTGTCATATGGGTAAAACTTACACGTGGGGTGACCCTCGTGCTGAGGTCCATTCTCTTTACCGATGAAGACTCCATTCTTAAAAGACCACACATGACGCCTCTTCTCGATAACAGGAAACTGGGGGTCGATACAGTTCGTCATATGATGAGTCACATCCCTGTAGATGTTTCCCTTGCTGGTGAAATTCTTCCAGTTGTTGAGTTCATCATCCTTTGGAGCGAGAGAATAGATGAAAGATGAAATCTCAAACTTGGGTTTCCAGGCACGAGTGCCATGACCAGCAACTGTCTTGATCTCTTCGTAACAGTAGTCTCTATATCTACGATACCCACGCTTCTGCGTCTCGTCGAGACAGTGAATAATACACTTTTGGTAAGGGGAACAAGACTCAATTTCATCCTCGTCCATTGCACAGGGGTCGGCGAATGAACTGATGAGAGGCTGGGCTGTTGGGTTTACAACACGTTCAAAGGCGTTGTAATGTCTCCTAACGTTATCATACCCATCCTTTAGCTGCTTGACGACGTTGTTTACCCTCTTGAGAAGGGTAATCCCATTGTCATCTTCCTTGGACTTAATTCCAAGTTCGCCCATGCGGTTTCGCAGATCCAGGAGGTATCGCCTCTGCTTCTCTTTGATGCCTTTCACAGCCATGAGATCAATTCTCTCCGCCATCGGGTTGTTATGTTCATCCCAGTTCTCTTTGTGCAAGAACTGACGGTAGCCAAGTTCCCGTGAGTTTCTGAAATCCCCCGTCCTGAGATCCCAGGCCTTCTCAAAAATTTCCACGACTTTACAAACTTCATCTTCTTTCATCGACTGGATTGACCGTTTTTGCAGTTCCAATAGTGCTTCATACCTATCCGGTTCCTTATCGATGAAGTGGGTTTCCTCCATTTATAGTACTTACAAATTTTCTCTCTAATTGATTTTCCAAAATTATATTTTGCTCAAAATTTTGATCAGGATTTTATTTTGGGTTTGGAGTTGCTGAGCGATTGTGACCAGAGCGGTGCATACCGTGTCACCATCCTCGGTCGCGAGAAGGGAGGTCATGAGAGACACGAGATCCACGTCATCATCCTCATCCTCATCCTCGTCAATATCGACGAGCTCCTCATCATCATCGGTGACGGTTTCGAGATCTTCATTTTCATCCTCGGGAACGATTTCACCTTCCTCGAGATCTTCAGGGCGAACGGACATTTTATCTAGACCGAGAAAAATTTGATCGCGGAAAGTCGCAGAATTATTTTCTCTGTATATAGTACAAAAACTCTCAAAATGGCCGGTGGTCTTATGCAACTCGTAGCTTACGGTGCCCAGGATGTCTACCTTACTGGTAACCCCGAGGTAACCTTTTACCAGGCGAAATACAAGCGCCACACCAACTTCGCGATGGAGAACATCGAGCAGACCCTCAACGGTAACCCCGGCAACTCCGGCCGCGTTTCCGTGACTGTCGCCCGCAACGGTGATCTCGTCGGTGACATGTATGTCCAGCTGAAGACCGCCGCCGCGAATGCTTCCCCCGAGTGGGCTGCCGAGCGCGCGATCTCTTCCGTCGAGCTCTCCATCGGTGGTCAGCGTGTAGACAAGCAATACCAGAAGTGGTGGCGCCTCTACACCGAGCTTCACCTCGATGAGGCCAAGAAGGCCACTTACGGCAAGATGACCTCCGCGGGCCAGGGCAAGACTGTGTTCCTCCCCCTCCTCTTCTTCTTCAACCGCAACCCCGGTCTCTACCTCCCCCTCATCGCGCTCCAATACCACGAGGTCCGCATCGATTTCGACCTCGCTGGGGACATGAACACCTACCTCGACCAGGGCGTCTTCAAGGTGTGGGCTAACTACATCTACCTCGACACCGAGGAGCGTCGCCGCTTCGCTCAGAAGGGTCACGAATACCTCATCGAGCAGGTCCAGCACACCGGTGTTGACACTGTCGACGGCGTCAACGGTGGCACCAAGCAGATCCGCCTTTCCTACAACCACCCCGTCAAGGAGCTCGTGTGGTGCCTTGCTGGCACGGATGCCGAGAACCTCTGGCACTTCGGTAAGGGTTCGGCTCACCCCACGCTCGCTCTCGGTCCCTCGGATGCCACCGCGACCGCCCCCAGCCACCTTCCCATTACCGCGGCTACTGGCGCTCCCGTCGTCGTGACCGGCGGCACTGGTGCTGTTGCCTGGACTGAGGAGTCTGAGGGTGCGATGGAGGAGTTCAAGCTCGTCCTCAACGGCCAGGACCGCTTCAAGGCGCAGGACGGTAAGTATTTCAACCAGGTCCAGCCCTTCAACCACCACTCCGGCTGCCCCTACCCCGGTGTCTACTCCTACTCCTTCGCGCTCAAGCCCGAGGAGCACCAGCCCACCGGCACCTGCAACTTCTCCCGCATCGACAACGCGCAGGTCTCCATCAAGACCGTTGCCTCCAGCGAGGCGACCAACCTCCACATGTTCGCGACCAACTACAACGTCCTCCGCATCCAGTCGGGTATGGGTGGCCTTGCCTTCTCCAACTAAATGCTCACTAGAAGTATTTTAGTAAATATCATTAAAAATCCTTTTTAAATATCGTGCACTGCGCTATTTAAAAATGATCACCTCTCTTACAGTCCCTCCACCCTTCGAGGCGAAGTTCCTTCTTTTGTGTGTCACATTTTGGTTTGGTGCTCTCGATGGTCCAGATGGTGCGCTTCTTGGATTGCGCGACTTCTTCTACGGTTGGGTGAGTCACTCTCATCAGACCCTTGACGAGCAGCGACCACCGGAGAAGACATTCTTCTTCATTCGATTCGAAACCAATGTCCCATATTTCTTTCGGATCGGGGGATGAGTAGTTGCGAAGTTTTACCCGTGATTCCATACCCGAATACTGTTCCAAGAATCTTTTTGTCATGGGCGACATTTTAAAAGTGGGCACCCCCGCTGAGTAAGCCGTTGTTGACCCGGTTTTGAGAAAGTGTGCACCCCCCCTCTAAAAATGTGAGTTTTGAGAGATATGTCGTGGCGCACGACTATGGTGTCGTACTCGACGTCGTGTGCACGAATATGTAGTTTTTAGGACGTTTTCTGTACGCTTCCCCAGGGGATGTACAGCTCGGTGCCGCGTACGAGTGACGTGCGAAGTCGCTTAAACGCGAAAGATGAAAGTATACCATGTTGCGCAAATTATTTGACATTCTTACAAAAGTTGAAAAACCCATATTAGGACGTTGGAATCTCAAATCATGTAATGAAATTTCAACATCTATCAACTCTGTATACCAAAACAGAGATCACTGTGGAGATACTATATGTAAAACACCTAAAAAAGCATCGGAATATGAAATTGGAATAAAACAAAAGTCTCAGGACAAAGTATGATAGCTACGGCATTTCTCAATCATCCTCATATGAAGGGCGTAGTCGAATTCTTTGAGAGGGGAACCAAAGTGATAATAAAGGGAACACTTCGTTCCAATAAATACAAGAACAGCACTCACGGAATTCATATCCACGAGGCAGGTGACCTCACTGACGGGTGTGCAAGCGCATGTGCTCACTTTAACCCATACGGAAAAAAACACGGTGGACCAAAATCGACGGAAAGACACGTTGGTGACTTGGGTAATATCAAGTTCGACAGTAGGGGCGTTGCCAGGTTCCGAATGGTGGATCCACTCGTCAAGCTGCGAGGGTCGAAGGCGAACGTGATAGGTCGCGCGATTGTCGTTCACGAGGATCCTGATGATTTGGGACAAGGTGGACATGGTGATAGCCTGACCACTGGGCATGCGGGAAAGAGAATCACATGTGCCGTGATCGGCTACTCGAAGAAGATGTGTAAGAAGTGAGAATTAAGATAAAGGGGAATGTCGATACATAACTATGTATGAAGTATACACTGACGGAAGCTGTTTAGGAAACCCTGGACGTGGTGGTTGGGCTGCCATATCTTCAGATTTTAGATTATGTGGCTCTCAACCCAATACTACGAACAATGTGATGGAAATGACTGCCATTATTAAAGCTCTCGAACAGTGTCTGTGGATGAAAAAGACTTGTGTGCGTATAATTACTGATAGCAATTACGTGAAGAATGGAATTACCGCGTGGATACATAATTGGAAAAAGAATGGATGGAAAACAGCCAGTGGTGCAGATGTGAAAAATAAAGAGTTGTGGACTAAGATGGATGAACTGAGACAGAAAATTACCATGATTGAGTGGAGGTGGGTGAAGGCCCATAATGGAAATGCCCAAAATGAAGCTGTAGATAAATTAGCCAGGGAATGTGCGAAAAATTTATCTGAATAGAATAGATGCCATGAGTGTTCAAAACTTGTCAAAACTGGATGAACACTGTGAATGGTGTGAAAAGCAGGAGAAGTTACTTATCAAGTGGGCCGAAAAAGCAGCCGGATACCGATGGCTGCATAACCACGCCAGGCTATATTATAAAAAACAAAATGACTGGTTGGCTTACCCCTCCATTATCATAGCCTCGATAACAGGTGTCGGTGGTTTCGCGGTTCTCAATCCTAGTGGAAATGAAGATGTTTCTCAGAACACGAAGAACAATATCATGATCATCCAATACTTTTTTGCCTTTCTCAACGTTTTAGGTGGGATTCTCTCTTCGATAAGTAAATTCAGTCAGAGTCTTCCCCTTAGTGAGTCACATTCTGCGATGTGTGTACAGTGGTCAAAATTCTATAGGTCGATAGACATGGAATTGTCACTAGATATCAAACACCGAGGGGATGTCGTTGAGTTTATCATGAAGTCTCGTGAAGAGTATGATAAACTCTTGGATGAAGCTCCAGATATACCTTCAATTTCCATCCAAGCTTTCTTGGTTCAGTTCCCTGAAAAGGAGAATAAACCAGATGTGTGTAACGGTCTCAGCATCGTGGTAAGTGATGACGCGGCGTCGGTTTCGGGTCGGGCAGTTACTAGGTGGTTGGGCGCGTTTCAGAACGTGACGTCATCGAACCGGAGAAAGAGTAAAGAACTTGATGAATTACACAGAGTGGAATCAGTATAATTTTCTCAGCACATTGTAAATGTCTATGAAGCTTGTAGCCTTTTTAGTGACGACCGTGGTTTATGGTATAATCTATATGGCCATGGATAAAGCGGATGGTAACGCCTTCGGGTTTGGGAGCTGGATTGATCCCTTTTACTTCAGTTTCACCACGATGAGCACGGTAGGGTATGGTGATTTCTCACCTGGAACAGATATCGCGAAGATGGTTGTCATGTCACATCAATTTATCCTCATTGCGGAGATTATGAGTCTGTTTTTCGAGAGCGATAATTCCAATAACAACACTCCTATGAGAATGCCAGCCATGCAACAGATGATGCCGCAGGCGTTGATGAATAGAATGCGAAAGATGAAATAAACTTAAAAAAATGAAGTTATGGATGTATATAATGAACATCGGAATCCTAACAGCCGGTGGTGTTTGTCCAGGTGTAAACAACATTGTGAAGACTCTTACCCTGTACGAAAACTCTCAAGGCAATCGCGTATTTGGTTTTAATGAAGGTTTCAAAGGTCTGAACCACAACCTTCGAACGGATCTTAATAGACAGAAAGTCGAAGATGTCCCCGGGTCTATTTTGCGTGTATCTTGTGAACCAGTAAATATTAAAAAAAGTAAAAACAACTTGTCTGACCTGGATCGTTTGTATTGCATTTGCGGTAATGAATCTATGAAAAGTGCCGCTAAGCTCGCCATGAACGACACGATCGATACGAATGTTATCGGTATCGCCAAAACTATCTTCAATGATATTCCTGGTGTGGAAGCTGTTGGGTTCCAGACTGCCGTGCAGGAGTTCGCTACTTACATAGATTACGCCTACACGGAAGCTTCTACCACAAATTCGATTGTCTTTTTGGAAACACCTGGAAACAAAGAGTCTCTCCTCTCCACAAATGCGGTGTACGCTAAATATTCAAAGGTGACGGACATCATCAACAGTCAGACTGTGAACAAAATCTCTATGCGTCAGATTCAGAACAACGCAGAAACGAATGGCTTCGCTGTCGTTGTAGTCGCAGAGGCTTGCGACTACAAAGAGGTAATTGACTATCTGAAGAAGGAGACGGACAATGAAGTTAAGGTGATGAGCCCAGGATTTGTAATCCGAGATGTGAACGCCTGTATTTACGACAGCATTCTTTCTGTGAAGGTGGCTAAAGAGGCATTCATGGATGCTCAAAAAATGAAAAACTTCATTCGTGGTGGTGACACTAGGATTCTGTTTGAAGACTATATTGAGATGGTTTAAGCGGCTTAAAGTAATGAATCGTAAACCCTGTGTGGGAGAGTCCCACCGTTATACCAAAGGTTAGTCACATAACCGAGATGCGCCGTTCTTATAGCTCAGTTGGTTAGAGCGTGGTGCTTATAACGCCAAGGTCACGGGTTCGAGCCCCGTTGGGAACATCGTTTTAGATGCATTTGCTTTGTGCATGTAAAACTTTAGTACCCCCACTTGACATCTTGCATCGTCGCGTTTTTGTTTTGTCTTGAAATGAAATTTTCTTGTCCATGATCTCTGTGTCCTATTGTGCTCATGTGAGATCTGTCTATGCGCATATAGTCTCTTAGATCCTTGTAGAAGACTCGAGCACCTTCAGCTATCAGATCTTCGTGTTTCATATCCACGTGGTTGTCCATCGGGTAGAAGTATTTGATGTATTGTTTCATGTTTGGGACATGCACCAAATAACATTTTGTGCTCGATATCCATTTCACTTGTTCGATCTCAGTCTCTTCGTTATGATACGGGAGTCTTGACAGACAGTGAAAGAAACACATTTCAAAGTCGTCACCCTTTTTGTCGATGACATCTTGAATTTGATTGTACAACTCTTTCGATTTCACAATGACATTATCTTCAAAAATGACCGCGTATTTCAACCCCTGATCAAGACACCTTTCATAAAACTCCATGTGACCCATGAAACAACCGATCGCCCCCATGTTAAAATAGGTGATGTCAGGTCTCTGCACCTCCGAGTTGTAATGCATTTCGACAGCCTTTTTGAAGTATTTTGGTTCGATCCGATCTTCATACTCTCTCGCGGTCTCTATGTTTCTGGTATCAGGTCCATAGATGACTTCGATTGGTATGCTCGCGTCGTGGTTTTTGAAGAATCGTTCTTGCCTCAACTTCTCTGTCTTCATCGTCAGAAGGAAGCACTTATACTGATACTTTATCTTCATGCCAGCGATGATGTACAAACTGATGATGAACAAGATGAAGAATGCTATCATACCTACTTAAGAAATACATTTTAAATTTAGACAATGGATGACATCATAAACCCGATTGGATTGGTAAGTTCAATTCTCATCACCATCATGTTTGTCCCACAAGTAGTTCATGTATACAAAACCAAAGACACTCACGCGATCAACTATACATTTTTGTTCATGAATCTTCTCGCGAGTGTCATGGGTCTCGTATACTCAATCTATTTTTCTGTGGTCCCGATGATAGTAGCCAACACATCAGCTGGTCTTTTCAGTGTCTCACTTGTAAGTATGAAGTACGTAAACGAGGTTAAAGAGGAGAAACGAAATATTGACAGAGAAGCACCGGCTCTCATAGTGTAGTTGGTCAACACTGTGGACTTTGAATCCACCACCCCTGGTTCGAATCCAGGTGGGAGCTTCCATCCCCCCTTAGCTCAGTTGGGAGAGCAGTGGACTGTAGTTCCAAGGGTCATTCGTTCGATTCGAATAGGGGGGATCCATTCTTTCATAGCTCAGTTGGTAGAGCGGCAGACTGTTAATCTGTAGGTCATCGGTTCGAACCCGATTGAAAGAGAAACAAACTTAAAAATACTAAGCTTAACAAAAGTAATGTCAACTGTTGTTAAGCTTTTGTTTGCACCCCTGGCGTCTAGGAAGAGTAAGCCAAACAGACCACGTTCGTCGCTTCTCGATCACCCCCCGCCTCCAGTTGATGTGAATAGTGAATGGAAGTTTGGCCCCTATTCGTGGAAGGCGACAGTTGAAGCCGTCGACAGTGATGGTGTTGTCGACAGGACATTCATCGGATTTAGTCAAAATATGAATATCACAGACAGGACGAAAGATGCATGTGATAGACACAAAAGTGAAGGCACTACCTGTGGAGAACCTCAGATGGCCATGAAGGGTGGGGAATGTGACGAAGTCATCTTCATGAAAATTAAAAATCACGAGAATCTCATCAACCTTACTAAACCCATGTTCTAGTCGGTGAGAAAGTTGTACGCGGCAGCTCCCGCCATGAGCGTTCCCGCCCCCTTGAAAGAGCGTGTAATCTGATACAGAATGAGAGATACTGTGACAAGACAACAACCCGCAGAAATCAGACCGATCCCGATCGTTTTTCCGGGCAGTGGATTCAGTGTGCTGTCCGCGTGATCTTTGGGGTTATAATGCACTGGAACTGTTTCACCAGCTTTTAATTTGACTGAACTACTCTTTCCATTTGATATACCCTCGTAGCTTTTACCGTTGACATCATATCTGTATTCTACGTTGCAATCGTAGTATATTCGCCCCTCTTTATTTTTTGTCTTTGTGCAGTCGGCACTATTGTATACACCGGTGACCCTCGATGTATACTTTGGTTTTCTCGACAGTAACGCGACCCCCGACGTGCTCATCGACGACGCGACGAAAATTGCGATGACCAGTCGAAATAACGCGATACTGCGACCAATCTTGTTCCCCGTATTGATGATGTTATTCATCGTTACTGTATGTGCATATTTTTAATTCACATCTTGCAACATTTGTAACCCCACCTGACCCAATCCTTTGGAGCTTCCCCACCCTCACTGATTTCAAAATCTACGCGGGTCAGGACTTCGGTTGGGTGACACTTTACCCTTCCGAGACCTTTGACTGGATCTATAGTGGCGTTGATTTTCTCCTTCAAGGCGTCTGTTGCGGTAACATTTTCACCACTCGTTCTGGTAAACTTACCATGTCTCATAGAATGTCTTAACTCCCTCGGACCTTCTCCTTGCGAAGCCAGAAATGGAGTCCACTCTGTATACTTCATATCCTTACAGGGCCCAAATACTGGCCTTTTGAGGCATTTATATTGGAAGTTTACGAGTTTTGGGTCGGGGTTATAATCCGCCGTCAAAGGGGAGTTGGGGTCTGATCTTATGTTGAACTCCTTACCCAATATGGAATCTTCCCACACGGGCTCGATCATATTGATCGGGAATGTTTTTGCAGCCCCATCCTCACCAAACTCTCCAGCTCCAACCGCTTCAAAGTCGCAATCCATGACGACTGAGCTTTCATTTTCCAAGGGCCCCTTCTCTGACTTTTTACCCGAAAGCGCTCTTGTCTTCTCATCGGTGATTGAACTCGTAGAATCACCGTCTACTCTCACCCTGTTATCAGAGTCCCACTCCCATCCCTCAGACCCCGTCAGACACTTATACAGTTGCTTGTAATTATCATGATACGATTTGAATTGATGTCTGTAGTTGAGTGTGGTTCCGGTCACTTCGTCAGTCTTTGGCTTGATGATGTCCCGTGTCTTAGAGAACTTCTCACTTCTAGTATGGAATGAGTTCAACGCGTCATCACCACAGTCAATTTTTAAAGGATCTTTATCAAATAGATTCGTCCAAGCGTTTTCTCTATATTTAATCCAATTGATGGTATTGGGGTCTTCACTTATGTTGTCAACCGCTTTGATGGTTTTTTCCAAGCCGCGAGTGCCACTGAACCATTTCTGGTTTTCGATGAGAGAGTAGCTATCCGGACCCATATTGGGTAAGACGGATCCCCTGTCTGGCCAAGTCAACGCGGATTCGACGGGACGCCTTCTGTAATACGCTCCAGATGGAAAATATGGCAACTGACCAAATCCCACTGAGGATTCTTTGCGTGTCTTAAAACTCACACTCCTCGGATCATCATACGCTGCAAGTTCTGACTCCATCTCTTCTTCCATCATTTTCAAGTAGTCATCACGGGCTTCCTTCTCCAAATCTTTCGTCTTCTCTTCTGACCCCGCGAAGTACAAACCCGCACCCGCGGTTCCTGTGAAGGAAAGTATCATGAGGTAAGATACACAGCACACCAGTAATATATTGAGAGCTGTCCCCATTTATATTTAAGGAGATTAAAATTTTGTGCTTTCTTTATCTGGTCCAATAGTGATGGGTGGTGCTTCAAGTATCTCAAGTTCAAATGTGTCTTCTTTTACTTGAGATGGTTTAACATACGCTATGCGGCAATCATTCGCTCGGAGTACTGGGTTGCCACTCTGCTGTGGCACGACAATGGGTTTACATAAAAGTGCGAACATCTTATACTTCTTCGATCCCACCGATGTAATATAGACTCCGATTAATTTTTCGTAAAAGATTCTTATTTTCCAGATACGCCACCCTCGGTCCGCGAATAAACACACCCTCAGTTTCCAAGCGTATATGCATATACTGTGTGCTATTATCCCGACAATAATTCGATCTCTCCCTGATGTTGTCGTCCGAATCAACGTAACAGTCAATCACGACGTCGAGGGGTCCCAAATGCTCAACCACAGATTCGAACGTCTCTTTCGATCCCTCGACAGATAAGGGTAAAAACGTGATCATGACACGGGGTTTTTCCATTTGTGAAACCATCCTTCGAGCGTCCGCGTAATTTTGGGAGATGTGCAATCGATGATCTTCTCGCAATCTCCAACCAAGTTTCGTTCCGACGGCTCTCAGAGAACTCGGAGTGACAATTCCTAACGACATTATTGTACTTTTAAGTCGCTCCACCCTTTTAAACTTATTTCACTTTCCTCACACCAGGGGTACACCTCATCACCCACAAAATGTAACGCCTGCGTTCCAGCGTCGATGCACTGGTCACAGATACTCTTATTGTCATCGATGATGAGACCGATGTTGAGGGCGCGACAGATATCAGACTTTTTCACTTCGTGGGGGGTGTAACTGTTGGTGAGAATAACATCATCAAAAATTCCGGGGAAGTAATGATCAATCCACAGTTCCGTCTCGTCTCGCACGACATCCTGACGACCTGTGACCACATACATTTTCTTAGCTTTTCCCTTTAGCATATACATGGCTTTTTGGGAGCCGCGCATTGGTGTGAGTTCCATGAAGGCTTTGGATTGGTAAAATTCTCGAACCATTCGTTGTGATGTTACTTCATCTATGTCAAATATCTCTCGGTATACATAATTATACTTTGGTTTACGTATAGTCTGCATGTGATATTTGGCCATTGGTTTGAGAAAGTGTACCAAGACTTCATCGATATCGATTGCCACCCTGTTCATTTATTTATTACAAACATTATTCATAGTCCCTAATTGCCACACCCACGGGAAAACGAGGCACATTTAACGCAGTCAGGTTTTGGAAACGAACCGTCAACATCTTTCCCATAAACTTCTCACGACTCCTGTATTGCTCTTCACGTTGCAAAATTGTTCCCTCCGGTCGAACTGTAAACTGATGTCCATCACCGTTCTTGCACACCCAAACGACAGCGTCCGCGTCACGGCCATGCCCCGTCTTGGCACCGACAATCTCATATTCTTCCGTCTGGAAGTCTTTGTGCTTGAGAAGATAGTTGCTTCGCTGTCCAACTTCATAGACACTCTCACGGTCCCGAATCATCGTACCCTCGTAACCCTTTTCCACGTGTTCTTTGTGAAACTTGGAAATCTGAGACTTCTTCTTCACTAGAGTCGTATCGACATATTCATAGAGAGGATTCTTCAGTCTTCTGAGATGTTTCCAGCGCTCCTCAAAGGTCATGTCAAGTTTGTCGAGGTCAAAGTAATCAAACACGTAAAACTTGAGCTTGAGTGGATCAGTCTTGAAAAGACTCGTGAGCTCTTCAAAGGTGAGATTCGGATCGTAACACTCTCCGTCAAGATACTGACCCTTCTTGAGACCCTTTCCAAACACTTCAGTTCCAGGGATAATCTTCCCAGTCCTCGAAATACCACCCTCGTGGGAGACCAAGAGACGAACACCGTCCAGCTTGGGCTGCACGTAAAAGGGTTCAGAGATGTAACTCCGTCGATCTTCCCATTTGTTGGCGAGCATGGGCAACACCTGGTTACACTTTGTGTGTTCATTGTTCCACATCGTCCGAGCTCGCATGACTGCCTTGTCGTAGCCAGTCTTCACACTGGTCCTCGACTCAGTAAACTTCTCACTTCCAACGATGCCAGATTTCTTCACGATGTCCGCCGTGCCGTTCTTCAAATCTTCGACGATGATGTCGATGTAACGGTCACGGTTGTTCTTGTCTTGTCGGATGAGACGTTCGAAGCGCTGCATCTGAATAGTTTTATAATCTCAGCTTTATATAGATGTCTTCTTTGCCAGTGGTAAACTATGGGAGATTGGAGCGACTTAGGCCTCCAGAAAGCAAAACTTTACCAATGAATTTGAACACCTTTTGTGTGATTTTCATTGTCATATGTATTTTATGTTTATATAAGAGGTCCTCTAATATTAGTCAGAGAAGAAGGAGGTACAAAACATTAGATGGATATTTAGATGATAAAAAGGACTAGTTACTCTACGGCGTCTACAATCTTATACTTCAGACAGTCACTCGGGGAGAGATAGATGTCCTTCCGCATCAACTTTTTAAACTTCCTCTCCGGAATCTTCGTCTTGGACAGATACATCTTCTTCAACATCTTCATAAACTTTGTGCTAGACTTTAGCTCATGCTTCAACTCCTGGAAGTTGCCCCACATTTCAGTGGAAATCTGATGAATGAGGACATAGGCATTCTTACCCATACGCCTCTCATGGCCACCCAGTAGCATGAATGTAGCGGCACTGCAACACGACCCCTGCGCGATCGTGACCACCTTGATGCGAGAGGACTCGATGACATTCATCATGGTCATGCCCGCGAAAATACAACCTCCATCACTCATGATATGAACCCTGATGACCGGTTTGTATCCAACGAGTTCAGCACTTCTTTTAAGAAGTTCAATCTCCAACTTCTTAAACGCCTCAACGAACTCAAGAGCATTTTCACGATCAACATCCGCGTAGAAGAGGATTTCGTTTCCGATGACTTTGACACACTCAGATTCTTCAACTTCTTCTTCCTTCGTAGACATTCTTCAGAGCCTTCTTTACTTTTGTTACGTCCCTAGACTTTAAACTATTTCCCACTGCCAGATGGTTGATGACGTCAAAGTCTTGCGGTGAAATTCCATAGTCAATGAGTTTACTTAGGTCCCCCTTTTCCGCATATTTCTTGAGGAGACACAATTCCTCCACTCCAAGACCCAATCTCGACTTTTTCTTAATCTCCTCAAACTTCTGCTTCCTCATCTTGTAGTTTCCCAACTTTGTCCAACAACTCCCGGGTCGAATCTTTTCCCTATCCAAGGGCTCACCGAGAGAGTGTTTGGGTATTGTCAACGCGTGCAAGACAAAATACGGCATGAGACCCCAAGTTCCGTGTGTGTAGATGTGAGAATCGTAAAAGTCTGCGTCAGAGAAGGATTTGGTAATCCTCTCCACGTCGACACCTTTAGAGTTGACATAGTTTTCCTGAAAAATGTCCCACACGTGACCATGTTCAGATATACTGTCGTGAATTTGAATGGGGTTCGTGTCACACAAAACATCCGCGATGAACTCTTTCGGTGTTTTGAAATCGTCCGTCGCGTCATATCCATCGGAATATGTGAAGAAGGTTCTGATATTCCCGTTACAGCTGGTCGCGGCTGCTTCAATTCGAGGAGTCACTTTGTCCACGAGTGTGAGGAGAGCCTCAGGTTTATGTTTGGGAATGAACACAGTCTCAAAGTTGGGATACATGCACATGTTTGTGGTCGTGATCAATAGGGATCCACGTGAAATCCTGTCACCATCAGAAACCTTTTCCACGATGGGTTTGAATATGGGATCGTAGTCATCGATGTATACGTGTTTAGTGGAAGGTCGTATGAAGGGGAGGAACAGACACTTCGTCTTCATGTGTTCGGGTAAGAGCTCAACAGAGTTGAGACCCTCTAGAACCTCTTTCAGGATGAAGGATTTACCCACCCCGATGGCTCCACAGATGAACACATTCTTCCCTTCCCTAATATATTTACGAATCAGTTCAATCTTCTTCGTGTGAATCGTATAAACTTTTTCCAATTTTTTTTGTGCAACAACTTTAATGAAGGAGTCCATCGATGATCTTACTAATCAAGCCATAGATTTAGTGCTTGAGAATGACGCACTACATAAACGTATCGTAGAACCTTTAAAAAGGAAAATTTTACCATACGTGGCATGCACGGTTGTGACGAATCTTGTCATGTTTATGCTGCTCCTTTACCTTGCTCGACGTCTGACTGTTCTTCAGATTCAGACTTAGAATCTTCAACCTCCATTTCCAACTCTTCCTCCTCCTCATCGTCAGAGGGTGCAATCATTTTACCAAATCTTTCGAAAGGTGTGTTCACAGTGATCGCTCGAATGGGTTCTATCGTCTTGGGAGGCTTCAAGAAAGGAATCGGCCTCACAAAGAGAATTTCGGGTTTTGTAAACTTACCCTCATTGGGATACTCTTTCTCGAACTCAACCAGTATGTGCTTGGGTATCGGAGGGGACTGTTCGAGAAGGCCATCGTAGGTCGCTTTACATTCCTCGACAAACTTTAATCCCTCCTTCTTACGCTCCTCACGTGGCAGTGAGAGCTGTAATCGAATGTTTCTGGACAGGATTCCGTGACCCAACGCCGCAGTTCTGTGTTGCTCTTTTAGTTCGTTGATTTTTAAGAACTGCATAACGGTCGCGATGAGACCGGCAACGAGATTCATACCACCGATGATAGCCGGTGCGGAACCGCGTATCCCTTCTGGTAAAGTGCTTTGAGCAAAGTTAGCGGTGCCAGTGATGGTCGATAACACGATGACGGGGAGGTTAAAGTTCAAACTCATCCTCTTGAACATCAAGAACGCTTTGTGGTGCATATACCGGTAACAAGCCGATTGCTCACCCCACTGACGCAGGATGTTTTCGTGATATTCATTCCACATTTCCTCCATAATAATTTCTGAGCTCATCTTATAATAGATGAATATAATATTCGCGATTCACTTTGTATTTCTCGTCTGGATATTGGTCACTCCTTTCCTCAATGATAGGAGAAACCTAGAGTTTTACTCCATGGTCATTCCCTTCATCTTCTACCACTGGTCTGTGAATGATGACACGTGTGCTCTGACTCAGGCGGAAATGGCCATCACTGGTAAACACAAAGACGAAACCTTCATGGGACGGGTGGTGGGACCCATCTATAAGATGGAGGAGAACGACGTCAACAAGATGACGAAGACTATGTTCTTCGCACTCTGGGCACTCGTCCAGTATAGACTCGGACACTTCAACATGTTTGTTGAGGACCTAAGTAAAATCCTGAAAGGTAAAAAGATCTAAGTCAACATGAACACCAAGATTCAAGCGGAGATTTATAACCTCAATTATAGAAGACATGATCTATATGATTCTTACGTAAAGACCTGTCACGTATATAGAGAAAAGCTTGACTACTTGTCTAAATGTATGGAACGTAATCGTTGTGCATTCAGAGAAGAAGTTTTACTCAGAAGAATATCTTACCTCGAGAGAGACTATGACGCTTTGAGGGAGGAGCACGACGCGAAGATGTGTAGGCTTTCGAAACGGATCAACTCACTTCTTCGAATTCTTGACTAACTCCTGGACACGTAACAGGTTTCTTTTGATGGCTTGAATGTGCTTGTTCACTTTGATGAGATTCATGAGTTGCCTGTTTGGTAACACGGGCTTACTTCGGTTACGAGTCTGAGTTTTACGCAGTCTATTCCTGGCGTTTCGAATTTGCTGGGACGTTGGCATTGTACTATATACGGTGAAAAAAAGAATGTGAAAATTGTGCCGTTTATCAAACGATGGTGAAAAAAGAATGTGAAAATTGTGCCGTATATCAAACTTCAGGTTTAGGGTAAATCTTTAGGTTTTCGTACTAAACCCTAATCATGCCGTAAATCAAACTAAGCATTTCATTGGTTGATTGATTTCATGAACCAATCAGATAACGTAATTATGGGAGGGGTCTCATGAGAACATATAAATTTCATAACATACGAAATTTCGGATCGTAGTGCCGGATCGTATGGAAAACAAAAAACGCTCATAACTTTTCAGCGCTTCCGAATTTGGAGCAATGGATAGTGGCAATCGACAGAGGGGCTGGAAGGGCCTTGCCCCATGAACGTAGTGACCTAGGGTTCTGAAAATCGTGATGTTAAAGACTCATGGTACCCATTCTAAAGGTACATAAAGCCTGTGAGTGATGAATGGGTAATGATACGAGCGAAGTTTCTAGGACTCGTTACGATATTGGTAAGTTTAGTATGTTCCGAAACGATATACAAACAATATACCAACTATCGTTACAGAATCGTCCTGATCTATTACATGAACAGAGAGAGAATGGCCATACGAATGGCAGAACATGAATTCGTGATGAACGTATTACGAACGAAGTGTGAAGTTCGTGACGCAATCTTAAAATGCATACGAGCACCATTTTCAATTACGGGGGCTATAGGGGGAATAGTTGAAAAAGGCGCTACGACTGTAGAACATGTCTCGGTCGACATGTTCACGATTGTCGAAATTTTGATACGATCACTGAGCATACTTTTACAGACTATAGGACCATACGTCTTGGCAATTATTGTGGTCATTGCCTGTATACGACGAGTTAAATCTTAGGAACGTATTTGAACCTGTCGAAAAAGTGTGTTGTGCACTTGAAGTTGTCGTAAAGAATCATACATAATGCATCGGCAATGTCGTGCTTCCTTTCGTAGGGAATCTCAAAATTTGTATACCTTTCGGCAATCGAAGTTGTTCTCTCTTTTCTCTCTTCATAGTTCAGATGTTTGATACCGAAATGAGTGTGCATGCTAACGGGATGAACGAGTGTAACTTTATCACGAAACATGTAATGTAAAAGTATTTCTATATTCGTGAATCCTCCGGGTGGTTGTCTTTCAATGAGTATTTTCTCAGCTGAATCAAAAATTGCCTGATGATCTTCTACGAATAGAGGAACTAAATCAACCATGTCATTCGACCTCAAGTACTTATAGTCTTCAAGACTAACTTTCTTTATGTACTCAACTTTTATCGACGGACCAGTCAGGGACTCGGCAAGAACAAGACCCATATTATGATATCCAATGTCGATAGCCAACACGAGCATCTTTAATTGAAGCAATCAACCTCTTTAATTTAAATCTCAGTACTTGTATATGAAGAACAAGACAAAGACACAGATCATGTGGATCGTGCTGTTTGCTCTGACGATCCTCGTGGCTTACATGTGGTACAACCCAAGAGTCGTCACCGTAAAGGATTACGTCGAGAGACCCTTACCACTTCCACCTAGACCTCCTGTCATGATGCCGAGAAGGGAACCAGAATTCCGTGGTCCTCCAATCAAGCAATACAAACCTGGATTCATGCAGCAGATGGGGATTTTGACGAACAACGAGGGAGAGACGTTACCCTTGTATGGAAAGGAGGTTAGGGGACGTCGGGACAGGTACCATTACTACACGACGACCGGTGGTGAAAACCTTTATCCCATTCCATTGAGCCACAACTCTAGAGACTGTATGGACGATATTGGATGCCAGGAATTATATGGAAATGAAGCAGTCTCAGTAACAGGTAAGACTGATCCATTCACGGTGAATATGTATAGAACTGATAACTTTTTTTAATCCGAACTAGATGCCGTTCGTCTTTGCACATCTTTAGCTATACGAGAGGTGCTCGAGCTGCATGATGAAAGGAAGCAGCAACACGCGGCCATCATCGGGGGTGTCTTGAACGGCATCTTCAAGATCATATACATACAGATGATGAGGCAAACCACAGTGACAACGTAGCCGGCCAGTTCACCGTCCTGGAGTGGAGCGTCAGAAGTGGGAAGTAGGTGGGACATGGGAAGCATGGCGGAGACACTACCACACATGGTCGTGAGCACCGTCGTCGGTAACGTGAGGACATCCATTATACTTATATATGAGTTTTTATTATGTCATACTCCCTCCCTTGAGATCCTGATATCCTGCTCAATTTTGACTTTCTATTGATCAAGTCAAGAATCGTTTCGTCGTCTAAGTTTCTCATAAACTCGATTTTCGTCTGCATATCATCCAATTGAGTCGTCTCTTTTCTTGCCTGAACATACGGCCATGTATGTTTCCTGAGTGCACTGACCTCACCTTCGAGACTCCTGATTCTCGGAAGTAAGACTCGATGAATCAACATTCTCAACTCGATGATATCGTTCATTTGGTATACACACGTTTTTTATCTTTATACAAGGTAGGATGTCTCTTCCCCAAATTAAGAGGGATTTCATAAAGAAACTCGTCGGTGGCCTTAACAGTGTGATGGAAATAACGCAATTAGCAAACCGTATAGGTATCGCACCCAGAAATGATAATGAAATTTTCATTAAGAAACACTTCCTCATTCAGTCTGATGATGGATCATTCCAGGTGCACAAAGTTAGATTTCGTATGGGTGTGAGTGCACTTGATTTCGATACATTAACTGAAATTTTGATATGCCTCGACAAGAATGATGTGACTTTAAGTAAAGTATACGATGAGTCGACTGTGGATGTACTAAGTTTAAATGGCGAAGAAATGAACTACATACAACTTATCAAATCCGGTGACTTGGTGACTTTCATGGATTTAATTCTGTATTGATAGTATATGCAGTATCGTGATTTAAAAAATAAGGCGAAGAAGTTGGGTCTTCGCGTGACGAAAACCGTCAAGGGTAAACGTGTAAAGCTCTCAGCCAAAGAACTTCGGTCGAAGATTAGCATGAACTTTGAGAACAGTGTCAAGAACGCACAAAGAGTGATCAAAATCTGTAAAACGGTCGTGCTTCCCACCCCGGCTCCACCCCCGGCACCGGTGGTTCGTTCGAGGTGTGGGCCTCCCCCACCACCCCCTCCACCTCCTCCCACGAGACCGGCCATCACTAACGCCAGGGCTAAGTTACTAGCTGAGCTGAAGACGGCGATGGTCAGGAAAGGTTTGAGGAATAAAATCTAAAGTACTATAAATGGCGGCAATTCTTCTACTGTGTTGCTGCTGTATGTCTTCTTCGGCGAGTGGGGCCTTTGCCACTGGGGTCATTCCAGGGACGAGTCCACACCTCGAAAAAGTTATTGACTTGAAAAATGCGAGAAAGTATTTAGACTTGTCAAATGAGATGAGATTACTGGGAATGGAACTTCCAACAGAATCTGAAATTACGAGTGATGACCTTGTCGTGAGAAACAAGATGATTGATATATTTGGGAAGTTACAAGAAAAAGCACCGTCAGTCTGTGCCTTACATACGAAGTTTGCTTCTGAAGAGTACAAAACTTCTGTGAAGGAGAAGTTGAAGTATTACAATAGGGAGGGGAATGAGAGCATCCTAACTTTCAAGGGTATGAAAGATTGGAAAGACTACGTTGAAGAATATCTCGAGCCCACTGATGAGATGAAGGTGTTATACCGGAACATGGACAAAAGTAAGTCGAATTCTTGCTCGATGAGGAGTTTAGACGATGACGGTAAATGTATTCCATTTAGAAGAGTTGAAGTCGCCGTCGAAGAAAACAAAGATCCCTGCACAGACCTCAAAGAAATGTTGGAGCTCGGTCCTACAGAGCTCACCGACCTCATAATGAAGGAGAAGTAAACACTAGACCAAACTTCTTAGACATGAACTTTTCAACTTCCCGGAAAGATGGAAAACTCCAGAGATACCAACGTGACCAAAAACCAGCACTGTTGATACCGCTCATTTTCCAATCTTCTTTGTCACTGAGGGTAACCGCAAGCATTCTGTTTTGAATCTTTTTGGGACTTCTCTCAGCTATCGTGCTTTTAGGAATCTGTCCCCCGTGTCGAAGCACGTAGGAACGCATACGTGAAGGATTCTTGTGTTTGGTGTAGTCGGAATATCCACGTGCACCAAAGTCAACAGTCCTGCCGTCTTCTAACGTGGCCCTAAATTTCTTTTTGGGATTAGGGCTACGAGTAATCTTGACGCGCATACTTATAATACGCTTTTAAAAAAATTTACATCTTGCAGGATTTGCACCCATACTTCTCCTTCTTGGGGAGGAAGAAGAGGTGCTCATCACCACGCTTGACACGGTAGAGGTGATCGTACATGTGGAGGAGGGCGATGGCGATGGCGAGGCTGGAAACCACGACACCGTTCATCTTGCGGGAAGACCACGCGTAGCCGATGATGATGGCAACGAGGACCATCTGAACAACGGTGAGCTTGGGGATGGCGGGAATCGAGAAACGAACGTTGACGTTCTTGACCTCCTCAGTAGGCTCGGGCTCAAGGGGTTCGGTATAACCAGGCATTTTATTATCTACTGAGAAAATAATGTGGAAGACTCTCCTGTTGGTGCCCACCTTGATGGTCGTCTATGACTTTTTCAAACTTCCCATAGACACCCTATACTTTCAAAACCCTATGAGGCCACTATGTGGAATCAAGAACACATTCAGAGACTTGATCCATTTCAACTCGGAGTGTTCCGTCAAGAACTACCCGGGCCTCATGTTGATCAAGTTCCACTTTGACAAAATAAAGAAGGAGTTCGAAACCATCCACCCTTCTCTGAAGAAGACCTACTACCACGATATCAGTCCGTGGTTTGAAAAGAATGACGACTACTACTTTTACAAGATTGATAACTTTCCAATGTTGAACAGTCTTGTGCGGCAGATTCCATGTATAAACACCAAAGTCGCCGCGTTCGCCGTGAGTGAAGGACCCATGAGGTTGTATCCACACCGAGCAGAATCAAATCGTCTCCTGAGATATCACATCACCATACAAACTGGTGGTGAATGCACCCTCTACACGGAGAATGGCTCACACATGCACGAGGAGGGAGAGGAATTCATATTTGACCACTCGAGGTATCACGAACTTGTGAAGACTGGAGAGGGGAAGAGGGTGGTTCTCATTCTGGACGTCAACAGGTGAGATGATCTCGACACACCGCTATATACATGTCACTCCCACCTATGAGTTCGAGGGTTCTGTCTTCCACAGTGCGCTTCGTGAATGGACCTGGAGTTCCATTGTTGCAACGCATGCAGAGCGCGGAAAGCTTAGTCACTTCACACGCGAGGGGTATACAGTCAATAAGTTCTCCAAACTTACATTGAAATGAATCAGCGTCTAGGCCTGCCATGATGACAGACTTGTTCACAGAAAGAATGCATTCGACAAACTTCTTCAACTGTGGGAAAAACTGAGCCTCGTCTATGGCCACGATGTCAGCCTCCTCAAATTCCCTCTTGTTTACGACGTCGAAAAGATCATACACCTTGAGGCATTTGAACTTGACGTTATCGTGCGTCTTCAAGACTTCGTCGGGAGATCTCGTATCCTTCGCCGAGTTGATGACGAGAATCTTCTTTCCGATGACCTTCAGGCGCTTAAGTCGCCGAATGAGTTCAGAAGTTTTACCTGAAAACATATTTCCCATAATAATCGACAGACCCATCCCCACTGATTATTATTATCTCGTATTTTTTATATGATGGAAGTTCACAGGGCAATGTTCAACGGTCACGCTGGATATTACAACCCTCGAACAGGGCGCGTCAAATTTGGGAAGTGCATCTACCCGAGCATAGAGGTGGCGATAAAATATCTCAAGCCAAAGTAAGATGAACAAATTTGTCAGTTCTACAGCGCTTACTATGTCAGTATCTTATATCCTAACAAATGTTCAGAACCGTTCAAATTTTAGAAAGGAATATGTGATACCACTCATAGCTCTTTTAATGACAAAATACATTGTTGGTGATTTCGATATGGGTTATACCTGGACGTTAAATGATGTTGTTTTCGTTTCATATGTTTTATTACTATCATATGTGGTGGTAAGATTTTCTAAGTAAAGGGTAAGATGCCTCTGAGCGATGCTCAGATTACCAAGAAGGTTGGGGAACTGCGTAAATCTGAGGGCAAGATTTACGCACCTCTCAAATATTTCAGGGGGCTCACCACCTTGGGTCAGGTCGAGACCCGCTACAAGAAGATGCTCCGGAGAGACTACAAAGACTTCAAGACGGACAAGGGACAGAA